CCGACAACAACCAGGCCGGCCCACAACACCACGCCCAGACAGAAGGCGAACAACAGATCAACAACCGTCAGGCACCCAACTTGCGGGTCCACGGCGTCGGCCACGTCTTCGGGCCAATCACGCCATCCACCTGCATCTTGCAGTTCTTCTGCCACCGACGCACGACGCTGTCCGTCTTCGCTCCGAAGAACCCATCCGCCGTACCCAGGCTCGTCCAACCACGCCTGATCATCTGCGCCTGGAAAGCCTTCACCGCCGGATCCGCCGACTTCTGCTTGTCGTTTCGCCGCAGCTCCCGACCCGGATAGGCCGGCGCCTTCACCGGCGCGACCGGCGCCGGCTTGACCGGCGGCTTCGGCACAGTCGTCGTGGACGTCTTCTGCGGCGTACCAACCCCAATCGACGCCAGGTACGCCGCCACCGACTCGCCCTTGAGAATCGACAAGATCGCCTTCATCGCGGTGACACTGTTGCAGTACCGCCGCCGAATCGACAGATGCACGTGCCACAGATGATCGGCCGACGCTGAACCCACGGTGCGGGCGTACACGTCCCACCGCCGCGCCACCTTGCCGTCCGTCGTGCCATTGAACGCGTTGATGTACTTGCGCCGAGGATCGTTCACATTCTCGAACGCAGCGATCAACCGCCTCGTACACGTGATCATGTCGGCCGGACTCAGATTCATGTCCACGGCCGAAGCCGTGTTGTCCGGACCCAACCGGTCGTCCGGCCGCACGATCGAATAGTTGGTCTTGGACGTCTGGTCCTCGCGTGAGATGTGGAAACCGCCACGCTTCGCGTGCGCCGTATCCCCCACAATCCCGCTGATCTTGGCTGACTTGTAGACCGCCTTCCAATCAGCCGCGAACTGCTTCATCTCAGCCGTGGCAATGGTGGTCATTCCTCGAACCCCTCATCCCCCGACACGGCAGGGTGACCGCCGTCGTCGTCGTCATCGGGCACCGCGTCCAGGCCATCGGTCGGGTCGTCGTCCACCTCAGCGGCGGCGTCCTCGATCTCGATCTCGTCGTCCGTCACGGGGTTCTCCCTTCGGGCATGCGAAAAGGCCGCCCCGATCTGGGACGGCCTGAAATGCATTCGGGGCGGACCGATAGGCTCCGCGCCCATGGATGATCAAAAGTTATGGGTCGAAACGAAGGTCAAGCTGCACCCCGAGGCGACCCGCGAGCTGTACGCGTACACACAGCCACCGCACAAGGTGCCGATCTGGAAGCTGGCCAGCGACGGGCTCCGGCTCTACCTGCGGATCCTGAAAGCCCGCCACGGCGAGGAGGTCCCCGTGCCCGGCCAGAACGGGCTACACCTGCTGGTCGTACGCACCAAGAACCGCACCTGACCTGCGGATATCCACCGTCTGGCTTGATGTCACCTTCAGGGGGCGTGGTGCAGACCACGCCCCCTGAAAGGCTACATAAACTGGTAGGCTCGCCCTGACCGCGAGGGAGGGCATATGACCAGCATGAAGCCGCTGTGCGGATATCGGCGACTGTCAGTGGATCGGCACGGAACCAAGATCGGACCCCGTATCCAGACCGACACGTCCGAGGCGTGGGCGGCGCGCGAGGGGCTGGTGATTGGTCAGTGGTACGAGGACAAGGACACGACGGCTGCCGATGAAGACGTAGTGCGCGAGGGCTTCGAGCAGATGCTCTCAGACCTCGCGGCGGGCATGTGGGGCGGGATCGCGACGTGGCGAATCGACCGCCTCGTGCGCCTCAGCCCTGACTTCGAACGATGCTTCATGGTGGCCCGCCGCGCTGGCGGATTCATCGTGACCACGCACGACGGCATGTCGACGCGCGATCCTAACGGGCTCGTCATGCTGCGAATGCAGACTATGTTCGCGGACGCCGAGGTGGCCGGGATGAAAACCCGCATCAAGGCGAACAAGGCGGAACGGCGTAAGAGGGGTGCATTCAAGGGCGGCGGCCGGCGCCCCTTCGGTTTTGCGGGAGCGATCTACGACGAGTCCGGCGAAAAGGTGGTCAACTCGGGAAAGGTCGGGGTAGAGCATGTGCCGCACGAGGTGGCGCTACTGCGGGACGCGGCGCACCGGATCGCGCGTGGTGGTGAGTCGTACGGCGACGTGATCAAGGATTGGCATTCGCGGACGCCGCCGGTGTACGGCGCGGTCGGGTCTCCGTGGAATCCGAAGACGTTGCAGAGCATCCTCACGGCTCCCCGGATCGTCGGGAAGCAGGTCTATCGCGCGACGGATCCGGCCACCGGTGAGGTGGTGGAGGAGTTGGTCAAGGCGGTGTGGGAGCCGGTGATCGATGAAGCGACCTGGACTGCACTCAAGGCGTTGGCGCGGCCAGGTAATCACCGAGGGGGGAAGCGGAAGTATCTGCTGAGTGGTGCGGTGTTCTGTGGGCAGTGCGGGGGTCCGCTGACGGGCGCTATCCGTAAGTATCCAAAAGGCGGCGAGCTGATGGCGACACCGACATATCGGTGCCGCAATGGAACGGCCGACAAGGAGCGCGGGTCGTGCGGAAAGCTCAGTGTGATCGCGGAGCCGGTGGACAAGCTGGTTGCGGCGCACATCTTGACCCGACTGAGGCGCACCAGGGCGGCCATGGCGGGGGTGCTAAGCGAGGACGATGATCGAATTCATCGGGAGCTGGAAGCCGCAACCGCCGAGGTGGACGACTGCGATGCAGAGCTGAACGAGCTGGCGGCGGAGAAGGGGCGGCTCGGCTCGAAGATGAAGTTCAGCGAATGGGCGGCCATGCGGGAGCCGATCGAACGGCGGCGCGACGCTGCGGAGCGTCGGCAGGAGGCGCTAAGACAGCAGTTGTCGGTGCCGACTCCGGCGGGCGCCGAATGGAGCGATCTTCCGGCCTGGTGGGAGGGCCTGACGATGGCTCAGCAGCGGAAGTTGGTTTCGGTGTACGTGCAGGCGGTGAGGGTGTTAGCGCCGGGGCGCAGCGGGCGGCATTTCCGCGCGGAGCGCGTGGTGATTGCGCCGGCCGATGCGAAGTAGTTGGACGCCAACGGCGATCATGTGCGGGTCGGTCAGTTCGGCGGTGACGCCGTGCTGCGCACACAAGGCGTCGATGGTCGCCTCGGTGTGCCGCATCGCCTCGTCCCATGTCATCGCCATACCGCGACGCTACGAAGGGCGTCTACGGCACCTGGCCGCGACGGACCGCGCCGCACGCATCGCGGCGTGGGTCACGGTTTGGTTACGGTTTGCCGAAGGTCTTCGGGGTGTAGGGGTGTTTCGGCGTCTTCTTGACGTGCTGCGGGCCGGCGCTGTTGGTGGGGACCAGGGGGGTGGGTCCGTTGTCGCGCAGGTCGCGGCGGACCCAGGTTGCGGTGATGTAGATGACGAGCACGACGACGAGGCCGGTGCGCAGGGCGCGGGGCAGGGCGGTGAACCAGGCGAAGCGGCGCAGGCGTTTGGTCTTGGCCTTGGAGTCCTTGTAGTCGCCGAAGGCGAGGCGCATGTGTTTGTAGGCGGCGCCGAACGCGAACGCGATGACGCAGCCGATGATGAGCGCGGTGAGGCTGCTGGTGCTGTTCATGGGCGGGCCCTCCAGCGGTTGGGGCGGGCCGCGCACCTGTGCGGGGTGCGCGGCCCTGTGCCCTAGTCGCACCGGCACACGGCGTTGGAGGCGAACACCGGCGGGTAGCTCGGGCTCGCTCAGTATCGCCGCTTGCCGCAACTGATCGCAACCGTTGCGTTACACAGTGGGTGCGTCGCTGGGCGGCACGGGTGCCTGGACCTGCGTGCGGGTGAACATCGCGGCGGCGGCGCCGACGAAGCTCATGATCACGGCCTGGTTCTCGGCGGACAGGTCGAGGCCGAAGCCGATGGCCAGGGCGAGCAGGGCCTGCACGAGGCCGAGGAACGCGGGGACCTGGCCTTCGCGGCGCACGGCCTTGGCGAGTACGAAGCTCAGGCCGGCGGTAGCGACGGCGTTGAGGGCGGCCTGCTGGCCGTCGGACAGGTCGATGACGAACGCGCCGAGCAGCCGGATGGCGGTGGCCACCAGGGTCAGGATGAGGGCCGGGTCGCGGCCGAAGATCCGGGCGGGGGTCATGGGTCACTCCAGGTTCTCGGGGAGCCGGGGTGGCTCGGGGTAGGTGGGCTGGGCCCTGCGTAGATCGACCAGGGCGTTGGCGTCCCAGACGCCGTGCGTGGCGAGGACGGCGCGGAGCCGGCTGAACGACTCCTCCATGCGGACGACGCGGGATTCGAGGGTGGTGATCTTTTCTCGGCTGGTGGCGAGCTTGTCGGCCGTCAGTGCATCCTTCTCGGCCTGCTGCTGGCGGAACTCATCCACGAGCTTCGCGGCGTTGGCGAGGAACAGGCTGTCGGTCTCGGCCTTGACCTTCTCGGCGGTCATGCGTGACAGCTCGGCGTCGGCCTTGGCTTTGTCGTTGATCGCGCGGTCGGCGCGCTTCTTGAGCCAGGCGCCGATGAGCAGTAGCAGGACGGGGCTGAGGCCGCCAAGGAGCTTGAGGAAGTCGTCCAGGGACATCAATGAGGTCACCCCTGCCGGCGGATGATCTTCACCAGGGTCCAGAAGTGCAGGCCCATGATCGTGGTGAAGTGGGCGTAGAGGATCGGCGCGTAGGGGGCGGGCTTGGCGCCTTCAATGGCGCCGATGTACCACTGAACGGTGGCGACGCCGAAGCCGACGCAGATGGTCAGGTAGAACGCGGTGAGGAAGATCAGGCCGACGGTCTCGATCTTGCGGTTGAGCATGATGCAGCCGACGCCGAGGATGAACCCGCCGACGATCAGCAGCATCCCGATACTGGTGGGCGAGCCGGGCAGCTCCCGCAGGTGCGTCCACGCGGTGCCAGCCATGCCGTCCTGGCCGAGAGCGATGAACGCCGGTCCCATCAGCAGGGCGTAGAGACTGTGGATCCAGAGCAGGTTGAGCCGGTACCGGCGACTCTCGACGGCCTGTTCCGAGGTGCGCAAGACGTACTCGGTGAAGCCGTCCATGAGGTCGGTGAACATCTCGATGGGGTCTTGCTGTTGCATGCGCGGGGCGACCGTCATCCGGCGTCTCCCTCTGGTGCTCGGGCGGCCTTGCGACGCAGCGCCCACTTGACCATCCGGGCCACCTCGTAGATGAATCCGGTGGCGCTGACGGCTTGGACGAGGTCGTTGAGCAGCATCCAGTGGTTGTCGTGGAACCCGGCGGCGACAGCGACGTGCGTGATGGCGCAGGTGGTGAAGAACCCGATGCCGAACGCGCGGGCGCGGTTGGTCATCGGCAGCAGCCGCAGGGCGGTGAACGGGACGGCGACGTAGGCGAGGGTGATCCAGATCGCGAGGCCGATGTGGATCTGGTCAAGCCAGTCGGTGTGGTGGGTCATGAGCACGGCACCTCTCCTGGTCAGGACTGCCGCGTGTAGTTCTTCAGGGTGCGGACCATCCGGGCGGCCGGGGAGTACCGGCTGCGGGGGTCCTTGGCCGGCTTGGGTGGGCCGAGGGTGAGGGTGACGGCTTCGGTGCCGGACTCGTCGATGTCGACGCTGATCTCGGACACGCGGTGGGTTCCGGTGATCAGCTCGCCGCCGAGGGCGATCTTCGCGGTGACGGTGTCGCCGACGTCGATGTGGGAGCGGCCCTGCCAGAATCCGGTGCGCAGGTGCAGGGTCCAGGTGATCTGCTGGTTGGACAGTTCGGTGAGGCGGCGTTGGGCGGCGGCTTGGATGCGGGGCAGGTTGCCGGCGGGGCGGATGCTGGTGTCGGTTTCCTGCGCGTCGCGTTGGCCGTAGGTCGTGACGTCGGTGGGGATGCGGTAGACGACTCCGCCGGCACTGTCGGAGAAGTAAAGGGTGTTGGCGTACTTGTTGCCGGCGGCCTGGATCTGCCAGCGGGTGATGGGTGACTGTCCGGTGCCGGTGTCGACGAGGTACACGCCGTTGTCGGCGCCGCGCCGGTGGGGGGCGAGGCGCAGTTTCGGGCGGGAGCCGATGTTGTCGACCATCTCGACCCACCATTCGAAGGTGGGCAGGGTGGAGATGGATTGCAGGTTGGTGATGGCCTCGGCGACGGAGGTGCCGGGTGGCAGTTCGACGGGTTCGGTGATGGTGCCGACGAACACGCTGGTGCCTTCGGTGATCTCGGTGAGGTCGAGGTTCATGTTGGTGGGCACGACGAACCGCAGGATGTCAATGATGTTGGTGCCCTTGCCCCAGGAGGACAGCCCGGCGGCGGGATGGTTCGCGACGTCGAGGATGAGCCGGTCTTCGAGCAGGGCCCGGTAGTCGGCGTAGGTGGCGGAGACGCGGATCTGCCCGTTGTCGTCCATGGACATGTCGACGGTGTCGGCGTTGAATCGGCCGATCGCGTCGAGGGTTTGCCGTTCGGGGTCCTGGCGCAGCCACCACAGGTCGGTGGAGCGCTGTTCCACGAGGATCGCCTTGTTGCGGGGCAGGGTGAAGTCGGTGCGGGCCTCGTCTGCGGCGTTGAGTCGCAGGGTGAACGATTTGGTGGCGGTGTCGGGCAGGGTCGTGGAGGGCACCGATGGGTACGTGCCGGCGGGTTGCCCGTAGTTCGGGGTGCCCTTCCACTGGATGCCGGTGTTCCAGGGTCCGACGCCGAGGATGTGGGTTGTGGGCCGTGGCGCCGGGGTGGGCGCGGCGATCGGGACGTAGGTCGGGGTGGGTGCGGCAGGCGGGAAGGTGGCGGCCGGCTGGTTGGGGCTCAGGGTGATGCGGAGACCGTCGGGAGTGGCGGTGCCCAGGTAGGGCGTGGTCGTGGTGGGCGTGTCGCAGGTCAGCGGCGCGGCGACGCCGGCTGGTTCGGCGGTGGTGCTGAACGCGGCGGTGGGGGTGCCCGCCAGGGCGGTCTCGGCGATGCCGGTGGGCAGGGCGACGGCGACAGCGGCCGGGTCTGCGGTGGCGACGTCGATGGCCAGGTCGCCGGTGGTCGCGGCGGTGGTGAACGTGACCGCCGGGTTGTCCACGCCCGCGGTGTCGGCGATGGCGTCGGGGGTGGCCGCGCGGTCCCCGGTCTCGGTGGCGTCGGGCTGGTCCGAGTCGACGCCCACAGCTACCCCGTCCGGGACCGCGGTGGCGGTGACGGTGGCGGTCGGCGGGTCGCTGGTGGTGGCTTCGGCCAGGTCGGCAGGAGTGGTGGTCGCTGTCCACGCCACGGTTCCGCCGAAGGGCCCGGCGCCGAAGGTGCCGCTGCCGAATGCGCTCAAGGCTCACCCCGCCGTCTCGTGTGGTTATGCGACCTTGAACGCGATCAGGGGCAGGGTGGCCGTGAAGGTTTGCGAGGGCGACGCTGTCGCGGGTAGGACGCCGGTGCCGTTTTCGAAGTAGGAGTTGACATCGTTGAACGCTGTCGGCCCGCCGCCGATCATGGGGACCTGTGTGGACGCTGCGCCGTTGAAGACCCCGGGGGTGATGTTGGCTGCTGACAGCGCGAAGCAGTAGTAGCCGACCGTCAGGCTGACCGACAGGCCGGTGATGAGTTTCTGCCCGGTCGTGTCGGTAGCGACCCCACCCCAGTCGTACAGACGCGCGGCGGGTTTGTTGGCGGCGACGGAGTACAGGCCGATGCGGGTCACCGCGTTGGCCGATCCGGCGGTGGTGACGTTGATGCCGACGGCGTCGATCGTGACGTCGGCCGCGATGAACACCGGCAGGTAGGCGACCTGAGAGGCTGGGCTGGTGTAGTTGGCGACTGTTCCGGCGTTGATCCGCTGCGTGTAGTAGCGCTGCGAGACGTATCTGGGCGCTGGTGGCAGGCCCGCGTTGAGCATCTCGGCCATCGCGTTGTGGTGCGCGGCGTGCACGGTCGCCATGTCCGTGCCGTCGGTGAAGTTGCTGGTCAAGGGCATGAGCGTCAGCCGATCTTGACGATCCGGTTGGTGGTGTTGGCCCAGGCGATGCTCAGCGTTCCGGCGCCGGGGACGACGGGTAGGCCGGTGCCGGTGTCGAAGTAGGCGATGAGTTTCTGCGACGCGGCGGCGACGTCGGCGCCGCCGGTGACGGCGGACGCCTGGTACACGATGAGGTAGTGGTTGACGGCGCTGGCGGTGGTGGTGATGGTGGTGTCGTCGGCGTCGAAGACCCCGCCGGTGATGGTGACGTTGGTCAGGGCGGCACTGGTGCCGTTGACGACGCCGCCGGCTGCGGTGACGTCGGCCATGGTGGCGTGCGCGGCGCTGAACGCGTAGGCGCGGACCAGAGCGACCTTGATGCTGGCGGTGTTGAGGTCGTACTCGGCGTTGAGGACGCCCTGCTTGAAGGCGGTGTAGGTGGCGTTGGCCATCGCGTGGGTCTCCGATCAGTCCAGTTCGTAGGTGACGCCGTCGATGCCGAGCCACTGCGCGGTGACGTCCTTCGGGGTGAGCGCTTCGAGGTTGCCGGTGGTGCGGATGACCAGCCGGTAGGTGGCGTGGGTGTTGCCGCTGGTCGCACAGGGCGCGACGAGGTGCCGGTCGTTGTTCGGCCGGTACGCGCTGGGCAGGTTGCCGAGGATGTAGGTGGTGTTCGGGTCGAACGGGTTACCGGAGGTGCGGGTGAACGCCCCGACGAGGCGGGCGCCGGTGCCGGAACGGATGGCCCGGGGGGTGCTCATGCCGGTGGTCAGGGAGCCGTCGGAGATGTTCGCGGTGATCGACACGGCCGTGTAGGACGGTCCGAACGCGGCACGCCGCCCGGTGTTGGCGATCACGGCGTTGGAGACGCTGGCGGCGCCGGGGGCGATGGTGAACGAGCCGAGCTGAAAGAAGTGCGCGACGCCGTCCTGTACGGGGTCGCCGGCTCCGGCGCCGGTGTCCTCGGTGATGACGATCTTGCCGTCGTACTGGGTGCCGAGGCCGGTTTTCTGCTTGTCCAGGACGACGAGGAACACCTTGTGCGTTCGGGTCGCGGTGGGGTTGGTGACGAACCCGGTCAGCGCCACGTTGATGGTGGCGTTGGCGTAGACGATGTAGCGGTCGGAGTTGGCGTTTCCGGTGGTGTCGCCGAGGATCGCGAAGCCGGGCGCGATGTCGACGGAGAAGTTCGCGCCGGCTGCGCGTTGGGTGATCAGGAACGCGTCGTTGCTGAGGATGCCGGTGCGCGGCCAGATCGCCCCGGCGAGTTGCCGCAGGGCGAGCGCGTCGTAGCTGATCGCGGCGTCGCCGGATGCGGCCTGCATGAACAGCGGCTTGTTGGGCAGGATGGCGTTGACCGTTGCCTCGCGCGGGGTCCTTCCTTGATCGTCAGCCGGCGCTCGCAGAACTGGACCTTGACGCTGCCGCTGGTGGCTTTGTTGATGACGGACTTCTGGCCGCGCTGCCACGTCCAGAACGTGGAGCGGTTGAAGTCGATGAGGTGGAACACGCTGCTGGTGGGGTCGCCGTTGAGGTAGGCGGTGCCGGCCTGCATGTCGACGACGGCGAACTCGCCGGGGGCGAGGGTGAGGCCCTTGAAGGCGAAGGTGTCGCCGTCGTCGGTGGCGACCTGCGGGTCGTTGACCGGGCCGTAGATGGCCAGGACAGGGGCGACGGGGGCGCTGGTGGTGACGGTGAACGTGACGGTGGGGTTGGTGCCGCTGCCGGGGGTTATCGCGACGGGGGCGGTGATGGGCAGGGTGAACCCGCCGATGACGGCGACGGCGGCGGCCGTGGAGGTGAACTCGCGCAGCGGCCCGAGCAGGTAGCCGTCGGGGGCGTTGAAGACCAGTTGCATCTCCAGCATCGCGGCGGCGCGTTGGCCGTAGCTGATGGAGAACGGGGTGCCGCGCAGGCTCAGGGTCCAGTCGTCGCCGCCGGTGTCGACGGTGGGTCGGCGGATGGTCAGGGTGGGTCGGCGGCTCGGGTGGGTGAAGGAGGCGAGGCGTTCGGCGTAGGCGTACGGGCTGCCGTCGCCGTCACCGAAGATCAGCAGGTCGAGGGTGACGGTCCGGGCTCCGGTGAAGCCCGGACCGTCGTAGGTGCCGTCGACACCGTTGCGCGGTGTGCTGGTGATGCGGACCTCGGGGGCGCCGAGGTCCCACTGCCGGCACACGATCGGATCCCCGGCGGTGGCGCGGGCGGGGCGGATGACGATGCTGTCGTAGCTGTCGCTGAGCGTCAGCGACGCGGGGACTCGGTACATCACATCCCCCCCGGCAGGTAGCTGTAGCCGTGGACGATCTCGGCGACCTTGCGTCCGTCCATGTGGATCGGTCGGTTGGACGCCTGAGCGATGTACTGCGCGAGCAGGGCCAGGTCACGGCGGTCCAGGCGCATCCATCGGCCGTCGCCGAGGGCCTGCTCCTGCTCATGGGTGCGGATGGTTTCGTTGCGGCCGGTCTGGTTGACGGCGAGGGTGACGCCGGGTGGCAGGATCCCGCCGGTGTCGTACCTGCGGGGCACCAGGCCACCGCCGGCCATGGCGACGTGCAGGTGGTCCTCGTGCTGCGGCCACTGGCTGGGGAACCGGTGGTCGCGTCCGCGCCGCACCCCGTAGTCGCGGGTGTCGGTGCGGTGGATCATCTCCAGGATGCGGTCCTTCATGGTCAGGAAGAACTGGGCGAGGGCGTCCTGGTTGTGCCCGCCGAAGTCGACTCCGCGGCCGGAGCCGTGCCAGCGCGGGTCACCGTCGCGGTAGGTGCTGGTGACCCGGAACGGGATGCCCGAGGTGCGGGCCAGTGCGACGATGCGTCGCCAGATCCCGGAGTCGCCGCGCTGCGCGGCCGGCGACGACGGCCACGCCCCGAACCCGCCACCGCCGCCGGTGATGAACGGCGCTTCGCGGTTGATGATCGCGTAGGCGTCGCCGAGGCGCTGGTCGTACAGGCCCGGCTTGGCCGAACGTTGCACGGCCTGTGCGAGTTGCCCGGGGGTCTGGTTGCCCCGGTCGGCGCGCTTAGCCCGGCTGATGAACTGCCGGGTGGCGTACGCGACGTCCATGATCTGCGCGGGGGTGCCCCATCCCTGGCTGGGGCGTTGTTGCAGGAAGCCCAGCGAGTCCCGGTCGCCGTAGTTGAGGTTGCGCATCCCGGACTCCACGACGCCCGCCGAGATGAGGGCGAGCAGTTGCTTGTTCGTGGCTCCCATGGACCGCGCGGTGGCCTCGGCGATGCGGGCGACCTCGATGTCACCGACGGCGGTGCCACCGCCGTCGAAGAATCCGAGGAGAGCGTCTTTGACCTTCGCGGCGATGGCGGCGATGGTGTCGCCGCCCATCCGCTTGATCGCGGCCCCGGCCACGTTCGTGACGAGGTTGGGGCCGTCGGCTGCGCGGGTCATGGATTCGACCAGGCCGCCGTCTGCGTAGCGGGGGATCTCCTTGCGGCGGATCTTGTCCATGAACGACACGCCGTAGTGCTTGACCGCGTCGACGGGGTGTACATACTCGTCGGCGGTCAGCATCGCGGGGATGTTGTCGGCGCGCGGGTGCGGGCTGAACCCGGGCACCCGGCCGCCGTCGGCGCGGCGCACCGGTTGCGCGCGGGCGCGGACCGCCGGGCGGTCCCCGAGCCCGGTGCGGGCCTGTGGTGCTGCGGCCGGTGTGCCCACCCCGAAGTTGATGTTCGGGATGGGCTGCACGCCGACCGCGCCGAGTACGGCGTTGAGTCGGTCGATCAGGTTGCGGTCGATCCAGTCCAGGACGGACTTGACCGGCGCGGCCAGCTTGGCGCTGAGGTTGTTGAACGTGGACACGAACGCGTCGCGGATGCCGGTTCCGGCTGCCGTGAACGTGGCCCGTAGCGGGCCGGTGATGTTGGTACCGATCCACGTCTGGACCGTCTTGAGCAGGCCGTCCCACTTGGTGGTGAAGCCCTGCCACAGTCCGGCGATGAGGTCGGCGCCGATGGCGGCGAACACGGTGGACGGGCTCTGCACGCCGAACAGTTCCTTGACCTTGGCGACCAGGGCGTCCTTCCAGCCGGTCAGCTTGTCGCCCAACCACGACGCCTTCTCGCTGATGCCCTGCCAGGTCCCGGTGACGGCGTTGACGCCGAGCATTTCTTTGAGGGTGTCTTTGACGTAGCCGCCGAAGCCGGACCAGCCGCCGCCACGCCCGCTCATCGCCTCGGGCAGGGTGATGGCGAACCAGTGCCGCATGTTGGTGGCGAGCCCGGCCCAGCCGCCGGACCCGGCCGCACCGGGGTTCAGCGCGTTGGGCAGGGTGATGGAGAACCAGTGCCCGACCCCGGAGCTGTTCAGCTCGAAGGGGTCTTGCATCTCCTCCTTGAACGCCTGTTTGAAGTCCTTGGCGGCCTTGGCGGCGTCGGCGACCGGATCCCACTGGAAGTCCATGCCGAGCATTTCCATGACGGCGCCGGTGCCCATCGCGACCCAGGCCGCCGGGCCGAGCGCCGCCATGGCCCCGGTTCCGATGCGACCCAGTTTGCCCTTCCAGCCACCCTTGCCTGCCTTGGCGTCGCCGCCGCCGCCGCCGACGGGCACGGGGGCCGGTGTGCTGCCGGCGCCGCCCGGCTTGCCGCCGGCCGGCCCGTGGATGTTCACCGTGCCGGCGTGCACGGTCATGGTGGGGATCTTCTTGACGAGCAGGTCATCGAGGAACTTGAACTTGCTGGTCAGGTAATTGCGGAGGTTGTCGATGCCGGGCAGCTTGACGCCGATGTCGAGGAGCTTGCCGACGGTCTTACTGGCCGCGAAGATGGCGAGCAGGGTGCCCGCCGCCTCCTTGTTGTCATTGACGACCTTGAGGGTGCCGACGGCGAAGTCCGCGATATAGGTCAGCAGCGTTTTGGTGGTTTCGGGGTCGATGGTGCCCAGCAGGGCGAACGCCGCGACGTACGGGTGGGCGCCGGCCGCCCGGACGGCCCTGAACGCGCCGATGGAGACAGTCAACTGGGTGAGCATCTGCGCGATGTCGCCGTACTTGAGGTTGCGGAACTTGTCGAAGAAGTCGCTGATCTGCCTGGCGCCGGCCGGGCTGTTGGCCCAGTCGCCCAGTTCGGTGATGAACGAGGTGAGCCGCTCCACCAGGTTGTTACCGGTGGGTAGGGCTTCCTTGAAGATCGGCATCACGAGGCGCACGACGGACTTGCCGAGGTTGACCCAGCGGGCGAACGCGTCGCCGGCGCGCTTGAACCAGTCCTCCAGCGCGCCGGAGTTGTGAGCGCGTTCGATGAACCCGGAGAACCGTTCCGCCATGTCCTTGAACGCCTTGGCGAAGCGGGTCGACAGCGGCGCGGCTGCCGCGACGATGCGTGACAGGGGGCGCAGCAGGATCGTCGCGGACTGGCCCCAGAGCTTGAACGCGGCGGCGTTCTCCTTGCCGACCTTGGCCATGGAGTCGCGGAAGAACGGCTGCTTGCTCAGCGCGCCGAGCCGCGCGACGGTGCGCCCGACGATGCCGCCCATGGTCGCGGCCTGATCCGCCATGATGGACAGCGTCGAGTTGCCGTCCTTGCCCCGGTCGGTGATCTCCCGCAGGAACTGCGTGAAGCCGGGAAGGGTGGCCTGTTCGATCTTGTCGCGCAGGCCTCCCAGGGCGGACCGGTTCTTGTCGACCCAGTAGTACATCGCCTTGGCGGCGGGGGTCATCTTGGCGATCTCGGCGGCGAGCTGCGCGGCGGCGGAACTGGTGTTGCCGCCGTCGCCGCGCCGCACCCGAGCAAGATCATCCTGCGAGCGGGCCACCGCCGCCTGCGCGTCGGCGACCCGCAGGTTGGCGTCGGCGAGGGCGAACTGCTGGTCGATGACACGCCGGTTCGCCTCGGCGGCGCGGCGGCGGGCCTCGGTGACCTTGTCGGAGCCGGCGACGCCCTTGCGTTCGCTGTCGGCCAGCTCCCGGGTCTTCTCGGCCCGCTCGCGCTGGATGTCGCTGACGCGTTCCTCAGCCTCGCGGACCCGGTGCGCGGCCTGCTGACGTTGCAGGGCGCTGGCCCAGTAGTTGCTGTTGACCTCGGTCTGCGCGCGCATGGCCTCCTGGACGTCCAGGTTGGCCCCGGTCTCCTGCAGGGCCAGGTCGGAGACCTGTTCGCGCAGCTCCCGCAGGTCGCGGGCGGCCTCACGGTAGGCGGCGTTGATGTCCCGGCGGGCGCGTAGCGCGTCGCGCTGGGCGTCGGCCAGGGACCGCTCGCTGTCGGCGACGCTGCGGTTGGCGTCGCGCAGCGCCCGGCGGGCGTCGGCGACCTGCCGCACGGCGTTGCGCAGGGTCGACCCGTCGTCGGCGTTCGCCGCGTCCCTGGTGGCTTCCTTGCGGACCTGTTCGCGCAGCGCGAGGGTCTCGCGGATGCGCTTGAACCCGACCACCAGGGCGGTCAGGCCAAGGCCGGCGCCGATGCCGGCGGCGCCGAGCGCGGCGACCGAGGTGGACGCCTGCACGGCGCTGGCACCCATGGCGAACAGCGCCGGGGTCATCGCGGTGACGACCCCGTACAGGGCGTTCATGGGCCGCACGCCCTCACCGCCGCGGTCGATGATCGTCGGGCCGTACTGCTTGCGACCGACGAACTTGCGGAGGGCGGCGGTGCGGCGCTGCCGGTCTCGTTCGGCGCGCTCCGCGATGCGGGTCTGCGCGGCCTCACTGTCGGCGCGACGTTTCTCCGCTTCGGCGTACGCCTGCCGTTCGGCGCGGGCGACGGCTTGCTGACGGCCGATGGTGCGGGCAGCGTCCTGTTGGTACGCCTGCTCCCGCAGGTGGTCCATCTGTTCCTGGTGGGAGCGGTAGCGGCGGGTCGCGCCGGCCAGGCTGCGTTGTAGCGCGCCCTCGTCGACCTGCATCTTGACCTCGAAGGTCTCCGAGGACAGGCCGAGCTTCGCCGTGTTGATGGCGCGCTGGATGGAGCGGCGCAGGTGGGTGGCGTCGGCCTCCACCTTGACCTTGTAGCGGATGTCGATGTTGCGTAGTTGGGTGCGCAGGTCGCGGCGGAACCCGCGCAGGTCCGCGACGACCGGGATCTTGGCGGGTCCGATCCCGGTCATCGCGGTCCGCAGGTCCGCCTGCGTGCGGCGTCGGAAGCCACTGAGGTCCGGTGAGACCCTGACGACGACTTCCTCGATGGGCCGTTCGGCGTCGGCGTCGGGCACAGCTCACCCCACTTCGATGTAGCCGCTCTCCGCGGCGGTGCGCAGGCTGGTGGCGCTCTGTGTGACCGTCTCGTCCAGCGACGGGGCGGGCGCGAGCCATTCGTCGATCACGGCGCGGGCGTCGGTGATCGGTTTCTTGTCGGCGGTGAAGTGGCGTCGGGCGTCCACGTCGGCCTGCGTCGCGCGCAGCTCGGCGATCATGGCTTCCCAGAGCACGATGTACGCCTGGCGGGTGCTCAGGCGCTGCCGCTGCGGGACGACAAGGAGACCACGTTCGGCGGCGCTCCAGTTCCGTTCGCACCATGCGGTGAGGAGTCGGAACTGTTCGGTTGTTTTCCCGTGAAGTGCTCCATGACCCAGTCGGTGAGCTGGTCCATCTGATCCAGCCCGATCACCGACGCGTCGTCGTCGTCGTCGTCGCCGTCGTTGTTCAGCAGCGCCACGAACCTCTCCCGGTCCGCCTTGATCAGCACGGCCCGGAAGAAATTCGCGGTCGCCTCCTGCGCGTCGATGGCGTCGTCGCGCATCTCGGCCATGATCTTGTTCCACTTGCGATACGGCAGCTTCGCGCGCAGCGTGAACTGCTGCCCGCCGACTGTGAAGGTCGGGCGAGTGCCGACCTTCTCGGCCAACATCGCATCAAAGTCGCGGTGCATCAGGGTCTACCTCACGGGGTTTCGTCGGGGTTGAGGGAGGCGCCGCCCATGATCTTCAGCAGCTTCGCGCCGCTGGCCGGCTTCTCCAGTTGGAAGCTGGCGGAGATGGTCGACTTGGTGGCGCCCTTGCGGTTCTCCAGGCCCAGGGATCCGCCCTGAAGGCACTGCCGGAAGATGATGCGCAGGTCGTTGACCAGCGGGTCGGCGTAGGCGTCCCAGCCGATCATCACCCGGGTCTCCATGCCGAGGTCCGGCGGTTCGAACGACCAGGCGGCGCCGTCGCCGAGCACGATGCCGCCGTTGAACGCGATGTTCAGGTTCCGCTTGGTGACCTCGGCCAGCGCGAACTCCACACTGGCGTCACGGCCGGTGGTGACGCGGGCGAGGACGTCGAGTTCCTCGGCGACTTCCACGTTGTCGGTGCTGATGCCGTAGTTGAAGGCGGAGCCCTCGTCGGTGTAGCCCAGCGGGATCCAGCCGGCCCCCCAGGCGGAGTTGACGGTGGTCGGTTCGGCGGTGCCCAGGGCGGCGATGCGCAGCTTGCCCGGCTTGCCGAAGCGCACCGCTGCGGCGTTGAAGTCAGCCACTTGCGTTCCTCTCAACGGAAAAGGCCCCGTCCGCGCAACAGGCGCGGCGGGGCCGTGGGGGTGTGCGGGGGTGTTCAGGTGCTGACGGCGGCGATCAACGCGTCCACGACGTAGCGGGCGGTGTCCGACTCGGGGTCGGGCAGCCAGAACAGGTTGATCACTTCGGCGGCGGTGAGCCGGGCGTCACCGTTGTCGAAGCCGTCGGTGTGGCCCAGCGACTCCAGCTCCGCGACGAGCGCGCGGGCTATGTCGCCGGCCTGTTGGCGTGACCTGCCCCAGCAGGAGAACCGCATCCGGGCGTAGTCGACGGGCAGGTCCTGGCGGCGGCGGGGTGCACCGCCGACGCGGGTCATGGTCAGGGCGGGGATCGGCGCGGAGGCGGGCATCGACAGGTAGATCGACACCCCGCCGTCGGTACGGGTGAGCAGCGGTGCCACGGTGCTGGACAGCGCCCACGCCTTCGTCAGGGCCTCCACGTCGGCGAACCGCACGACGGGTGTCACGACAGCGCCTGCTTCACCGTCTGCATGGCGGTGGCCAGGAAGGGTTGCGGGTCACGGCCGCGGGCGCCGTACTCCACGAACATCCAGTAGCGGGCGTGCGCGAGGATCACCACGTCGCCGGTGACGGGGTCGTCGGCGACCGAGAACGACTCGGCGAGGTACCCCGATTCGCGGGGTGTCGCAGGGCCCATCTCGATCTCCTGGACGATCAGTTCGGCGATCTCCCGGCACCGGTACTGAGTGCGTTGCTCCAGCTCTTGCAGGAACGTGGACCAACCGTCGGCGCTGGCCATGCGGCGGGTCGCCATTCACACCTCCCCCTCGATGATCTGCAAGCCGCCCTCGATGTGGGGGCCGTAGTCGAGGACCCAGACGACGCGGTACACCCGTCCGGTGCGCTCGTCCTTGACCAGGTCCCGGTAGTCGATGTCGCAGCGGTCGCAGGTCAGTGCCAGGTCCACCCGTGACTGCTCACCACCGGCGACCTGTTCGCGGCCGGAAGGCCGGTCCAGCACCGCCCGGACGTGCTCGGCGACGGTGTCCCGGTCGCCCGGTGTGGCACCGCCGTACGGCTCGTCGAAGTCGGCGCCGGCCGGGTTGCGCAGGACCGTGATGCGGTGCGTCGCCAGGGGGATCACTTCTTGGTGCCGCGCGCCTTCGTCTCGCCGTCGGTCTCGTCGGCGACGACGTCCTGGCCCTTGTCCACCCGGTCGGACCAGCCGTAGGTCTCGACGGCCTCGTTGGACACGTATCCGCCGGGCAGGGCGACGATGGTGAACCCGATGCGGAGGACTTCCTTGGCAATCGGCATGACTTACTCCAGTCGGTAAGGGTCCAGCAGGCGGATGTCCATCTGGGTCAGCGCCGCGTCGTAGGTGCGGGTCACCGTGCCGACGCTGGCGCTCTTGACGTTGTCGGGGTTGTTGATCAGCCGGGTAGCGAGGGTCAGGACGACGAGGCGCACCACGTCGGGGGTCTCGTCGTAGCCGTGGTCGCAGTCGACCTCCACCACGGAGTTGTAGGGCCACGACGCGGCCCAGATGAGCTGCCCCTGCGGGTGCGCCACGATCCCGGCGAGATCACCGGGCGAGACGGTGAGGCCGTCGATGCGCACCGCGCCGACGGACCGCAGGTGCAGAGTGGGCAGGCTCAGCACGACCGAGCCCGAGCCGGGGACGGTGAACGTGGCGTTCTCGCGCAGCAGACCCCACCCGCAGTAGGACCGGACCGCCCCGGACGCGCCGGCCAACGCAAGCGCGGCGACGTCGCCCGGGACGCTGAGTTGCAGGTGGGTGTCCAGCTCCTGCGCGTCGGCCAGCAACGCGGCCACGGGCTACTTGTCCCGCGCGCGCCGCGTCTTGGCGGTCACGGTGCTCACGTCCGGCTCCCCGGCCGGCTCCCCGGCCGGCTCCGGCGCCGCTTCGATGCCCTGTTCCTGCGGCGAGCGCATCGACGGGGTCCGGCCCTCGTCGTCGATGCCCTGCTGCTGTGGGCGGATCGGTTCCATCGCACCCTCCCCGGTCACGCCGGTGTTCATGTCGCTGGCCGCGTACACGGCCTGGTTCTGGCCCTGCGTGTAGCCGCCGTTGAGGGTCGCCGGGTCACCGTCGACCTGCACGGCGCCGAGACGTTCGGCCATCTTCGGGGTCAGCATGGCCGTGGTCTTCATGTTGTTGACCACGTAGACGTATTCCTTCAGTTCCGCCGGCTCGGTCACGGTGGTTCCTTCCTGGACGAAGTTGTCGACCGGGCCACGGCGCATGTGGTTGTCACCGCAGACGTGACCCGGTACCTGACAGATGGGGCAGTGCCCCTTGATCACGCCGCTGGTGATCACGCGGCGAGCGTCACCCGGCAGAACGCCGGGGGCCGCAGGATCGCGAAGCCGGCCCGCAGCTCGGCGAGGATCGCGACGAGGTTGCGAACGAAGAAGTCGGCGTGGGTGTCGGTCGCCTGCACGGTGGCCTGCTCCCGGTCGTAGACGACGCCCCAGTTCCAGGCGGCGCACCACGCGGTGCCCTGCGCCACGGCCTCCGACTGCAAGACCGGCAGACCCCACAAGCGCGGCGCGGTCAGCGCGAACGGACCCGCGCCCCGGTAGTCGCCGTTGCCGTTCTTCATCAGTTCGACGTTCTCCCAGTCGATCGGGTTCATCACGTACGCAGTGGGCTGCGCCCGGCCACCGATCTGGACCTTGCGCCGGGCGATGCGCAGCACGTCCAGGTTGTTCAGCGACCCGGTCGGGGCGGCCTGCGTCTGGATGCCCGGGGTGTTGTTGAGGCCCAGCAGGTGCTCACCGGTGCCGTTGCCGGACAGCAGCTCGTCCTCCAGGGCCTCCTCCAGGCCGTAGCGCAGGAACGAGTCGATCATGGTGCGGATCTGCGCGGCGTCCGACAGGGCCCGCTTGGTGACCGGGATCCAGTGCGCGATCGTCTTGATCGTGGTGGAGTCGCGCTCGAAGCCGAACGTCGACTCCGGCTTGAGACCGGCCTGCGCCGGGGTGATGGCGGGGGTGCCGGTGCCGATCGCACCGGTGGTGCGGGCCTCCGGCACGACGGAAGCGTTGTTGTCGGTGGTGACCAGCCGGACGTACTCGATGGTGTCCGACGTGGTGTTGCCGCTGGCGAAGAGGCTGCGGATGCTCAGCGGGCGCTCGTAGAACGGGTCCAGCATCCCCCGGTTGTCGGACTCCACCAGGAACCCGGCGGACTGCTCCCGGTTGCCGGAGTAGAACAGGTCCTTCATCCCGCCGAACGCCATCGGCGCCGACTGAACCCGCATCTTCTCGGAGAACGCCCCGTTGGGGACGCTGTTCAGCATCGACTTGAACTCGTCGGAGGTGGTGAAACGCGCGCCGACGGTGGCGATGCGCTCCTTCTTGCCCCGGGCGTCTCCCGCGCCGGCCGGCGGCGGGGTGTTCGGGTCGTCGGCGCCGAGACCGAGGTTTGCCGACAGGTCCTTCATCTGCTTCTGGAACGCGACCTCGGCGAGGCCGTTGGCCTCGATGCTGGCGGCCTTGCCCAGGTGCTCGGTGATGGTGTCCTTCTCGACGTCCGACAGCTCGCGGTTCTCGCGTTCCGCCGTCTCCATCAGCGCCTTGGCCGCGTTCGCCTCCATGAGGATCGCGTCACGGTAGCTCTTGCGCATGCTCTTGTTTCCTCTCGTGACCGTTCGCGGTCAGTCGGTGTGGCGGGCCCGCAGAACCGCGATGTCAGCGGTTGCGGAGCACAAAAAAAGCGCCGATGCGGATCGGCGCTTCTCGTCGGGCGAATCGGTGTCGGGAGGTGGATCGTCGGGCTCGGCGGCCTTGGCGCCGACGAGCGTGGTCAGCGGGTTCATCCCCAGCGGGGTCGGGCCGATCTCGTGCAGCCACAGCTTCAGCAGCTCGTTCTCGCCGTGCTGGTTGGCCTTCTCCTCGATCACGTCGTAGGAGAACGAGAACTGTGTGACCCTGCGCTTCTGCAGCAGGTGGCGCACCTGCGCGGCGACGCCGTCGGTGTCCAGCTCGGCCTTGACCCACAGACCCCCGTTGTCGTGCACCCACGGGTTGGCCCAACCCGGGATGCGCGAGTCACCGGACTTCAGCTCCTCGATCTCCAGGACGGCGCCGATGTTGTAGTGCGGGTCGTCCATCCGGTGCGACCACAGGACGGGGATCGGGTCGCCGCTGTTCTTCCACGCGGCGATCGTGTCGACGAACGCGCCGGGCCGGACCACGTCGTTGCCGTAGTCCTTGTTGTTGAACACGCTGACGATGGCCTCGAAGCCGGCACCCTCCTCGGGTGCGTAGCTGGCCGGCATGGTCTTGGTCTTCATGCGCCTACCTCCGCCGGCTTGGGGCCGGGCAGTTGGCCGTTGGACTCCTCGTTGGAGGGGTTGTCGGGTGCGGTGTCGCGGGGGCTGGCGAGCCCTCCGGTCACCACGTTCAGCGGTGTGATCAGGTCCTCGGCCTCAGCCAGCGCCGGCAGGTTGTTCAACGCGCGGGCCTCGTTGCGGGTCATCCACGGCCCGCCCACCGACGCGCTGATCGCGGCGGCCTGCTCCTCGAAGGAGCCCTGCATCTTGCGCTTGAGGTTGAACTCCACGTAGACCTTCCCGACCCCGCCCGGATCCAGGTCGGGCAGCAGTTGACACTCGATGTCCTGGCTCATCTCCTCCAGCCACGGCCCGAGCGAGTCGGCGTAGAGCTGCTTGCGGATCTCCGGCACAGCGGTAGAGCCCTGCCCGCTGCTGCTGCCCTGCGTCACGCCGAGGATCGCCGGGTTGACGTGGAACGCGACCGCGACCTCTTCGCGGGTGAGCTGCCGCGACTCGGCGTACTGCGCGTCGCGCGGGGTGATGCCACTGGCGATGTAGGTCATGCCGTCTTCGAGCACCGGTGTGCCACCGGCGCCGGGGCCCTGCCCGGTGTACTGCGCGTTCCAGTCCGAGGTGAATCGGGCGCGGGCCTGCGGCGACCACTTCGGGGCCTTCTCGGAGCGGGAGATGTAGCCGCCGACGCGGGCTCCGTTCTTCCACATCTGCTCGCGGTACTGACTGGCCGCGTACTCCTCGGCGAGCACCTGCCGCAGCGTCTCGATCGCCGAGTGCCCGATACGCGGGTCGTCGGGGTTGTAGCCGTTGAACACGACCACCTGATCCGGCGGGAAGTCCTTGAACCCCCGACTGCCGGTGATGCGGTAGTAGTCCGGGGTGAAGAAGTTCTCCCCTTGCGGGGTGATGAACCGTGCCGGCACGGGCAGCACACCGGGGCGCCCGTCCGGGCCGATGGTCTTGAGCCAGTACGCGGTGTCGAAGATGCACCGCTCGTGGACCGTCCAGTTGATCAGCCGGTACTTGGTCCACTTCGAGCCGAAGAAAGGCTGGCTCAGCAGCAACGCCAACGGGTGGTCGCGGACCTTGGACCGGTCGTCGTCGGCGCCACGGGTGAACACGTCGAGGCCCAGCTCCGCGATGTTGCGGGCCAGGAACCCCACCACCGTGCGGACCGCCGGTTGCGCCTTGTAGATCGCCTCGTAGGTCATCGCCGTGGTGGCGTTGAGCAGGATGCTCGTCGGCGCGGAGCCCAGCGCAGCCATCGCCGGCTTGATCCGGTCCACCGTCCCGTCGTTACGCACGAACGGCACGTGATCACCCGCCCTTCGGGGTCGTGGCCTGCATGAACAGCACCTGCGAGCGCTCCACGTAGATCTGTCCGTCCATCGCCGACGGTTCGCCGGACTCGGTCAGCAGCGTCGCGTCGGCGAGCACCAGCAACGGGCCGCGCCGGGCGATCAGGACCCCGTCGATGGCAGCGCCGTTGATCAGGTTCACCAGGACGCGGTCATAGATCGGCCAGCGGTACAGAGGCATGTCGGGTGACCTCTCTCTAGCTAGAAGCGGCACGGCGCGGTACGGTTTGCCCTATCGCGGGCCAAACGGTGGGCCAACACCGTCCGCGAAGGGGGGTCCGTCAGTAGCGGTTTTTCGAGCGCCGCTTTGGGGCTTCCGGCGGGCGGCGCGGGCGTTTACCGCGAACGCGTGACCCCCCGACCCTTCACGATCACCAGGCGCCGCGTTGAATGAACGCCGTCCAGTCGTCGGGGTCGGTGCCCCGGGTCTTGGCGTAGCCGCCGGGGTTCGCCCAGCCGACGGACTCGTACAGGTAGTCCACGGCGGAGCTGCACACCACATGCGACGGCACGCCGTCGGCGGGCCACTCGCGCGCCAGGAAAGGCAGATGCGCGGTCCCGGCGGCGAAGCACAGGATCGCGCGCCAGTCGTAGGCGATCCCGACCATCCGGGTCGCGGCCTCCACCACCTGACGGCGCTGCTCGTCGCTGCGGCCGGTCTGCGCGCAGTTGGCCACCGTGGAGGGGTGACCCAGGTACTTCTCCAGGTTCGCCCACCCGAAGCCGGACGGGCGGCCCTCCAGTCCACGCGGGCGCCCCGTGTCATCCATGTGGGTAAACAACGCGACGTGGTTGTGCAGGTCCGGCCGGCGCAGGATCTTCGACCGCAACCGGATCGCCCAGCCCACCACGTCGGTGGTCTTCGTGACGATCACATCACCGGGACGCAGATCGACAAGGCTCACGATCACGGTTCAACTCCTTGCGGTACGGTGAGGCGATGACGTACGAGACAGTCGCGGTAACATGCGGGGCATGACGGACAAGGGCATGCCGGACAAGGAGCCTCGCGAGTCGATCACCATCGGCGGGAACACGTTCACGCCGGACGAGCTGGCATTCCTGCTGGACGCGTCCGGCGGCAACCTGTTCCTCGTCCGCGAGGCCATCGCGTCGGCGGCGATGTCACGCGACCCGGACGCGCAGACGCACACCATCGAATAAGGTATGAGGCTGCGGCGCGGCGGGCGTCGGGCACCGGATCGGAACCGGGCACCCACACGGGACCTGTGGGGTAAGCGCTGACGCGGGGGTTCCCCGCCCAGAGCACCCGCCCCTTAGATGACCATGAGCCCGTCGTCCTCGTAGGCCGATCGCACGGGTTCCAGGTCGGCGCGGGCCTTCCACGCGTTGGTGGCCATCGCGGCGGCCGGTACGGCGTCGATGCGGGCCTTGTCGCGGCCCCGTTCGGGTTTCTCCGGGCGTACGAGGTTCGGGTCGTACGGGGCGTGCCGGACCTCGCACTGGTCGAAGCAGAACCGGGCGACGGGGTTGCCGTGGTGTTCCACCCGACCGGTTTTGACCAGTCCCATGACCTCGGTCATGCCCGGCGACATGCGGTCGTAGGTGTTGCGGTAGGCGGTCAGGCCGCCTTCCTCGGGGTCCAGGCCCAACGCGTTGGCGATCTTGTTGATGACCGGCCACATCGACCACTCGTCGCAGTCCGCGCCGAGGATGCGGAAGTCCTGCCCGTCGGTGCTGATGTCGTCGATGACCTTGTCGTAGTCGATGACGGAGCCCTCGGTGACGGTGATCCAGCCGTGCTTGGCCCACTGCGTGAACTTGCCGTCGTGGAACTGATCCAGCCGCTCCAGGCCGGACTCCGGCAGCCAGAACCGCCACAGGTAGTCCGCCGGCCCGTCGCCGTCGGGCGGGAAGATCAGGCACCAGGCGGTCAGGTCGAACTTGGCCGCCAGGTCGAACCCGGCGTACGCGGTGCGTCCACGTAGCTCGTCGCGCCGCCAGTCCGGCTTGAGCCACAGTTCGCCGGTGCACGCGTCCCACAGGTGCATCGGCATCCACCGGGTGGACTGGCTCACCCACTGGTTGAGCCTGAACTGCCGGAACGCGTTCTCCTTGCCCGGGTCGTTGCGGGCTTCCTGCGCCTCGTCGCGAAGCGACTGGAGGCTGAGGAACTGCCCCAGCGCCGGGTTCGGGATGAACCAGTTGGACTCGTCCCACGGGTCCGCGTCGGATGCCAGGTTGCGCATGAACACGAACACGTGCGGGGCCCGCGACGGGTCGTCGGCGATCTTCTGCATCTCGTCGTGCTCGGCCTTGCCGAACGACTGCGGGTCATCGCCTGCGGTGGTGGCGGCGACCATGAGCGCTTGTTCGCGGGCACCCATGCCGGTGCGCATGGCGTTCCACAGGTCGCCGTTCTTCTGCGTCAGCACCTCATCGAAGACGATGCCGTGCGGGTTGTGCCCGAGGTTACCGCCCGCGTCGGCCGCGACGACCTCGTAATAGGAGGCGGAGCGCTCGTCGTAGATCCGCTTCATCGCCTTGTTGATCTTCAGGCGGGAGCTGAGCACAGACGACAGTTGGACCATGCGTTCGGCGACGTCGTAGACCTTGCGGGCCTGGTCACGGTCCACGGCGCAGCCGTAGATCTCCGCGCCGTCCTCGTCGTCGGCCACCAGCAGGTACAGGGCGATGCCCGCCAACAGCTCGCTCTTGCCGTTCTTGCGGGCGACCTCGATCCACGCCATCCGGTACTGCCGGACGTAGCGGTCGAACTCCTCCGACCACACCATCGTGCCGAACAGCGGCTCCATGATCTCGGTGAGCTGCCAGGCCAGCAGGTGGAACGCGGTGCGCGCCCACCGGCCCTTGGTGTGCACCAGGATCTCCGAGAAGAACGCCTGCACGTGCATCACGCGGGGCTTGCACAGGTGCCGGCCGATCTCGCCGCAGTTCACTCCATCGAAGACGCGTTCGCAGGGCGGAGGCATGACACCTCCCGCTTAGACTGCAACGCATGACGAACGTTCCCGACGACGATGTCGTCTTCATCACGGACCTAGCGGCCGATGACCCGTTCGCTGAAGGTGAGCCGCCGGTGGGGACACCTGCCGCGGCAGATTGGACGAACATCTCGATCACGATCCCCCCGGCCGACGCCGAGCCGATCTTGAGGTTCCTGCGAGAGGAACACGGCTTCCGGGACGTGGACTGGTGCGTGATGCAGCGCGACGCCGACTGTGCGCGTGTTGATTACGACCCCGTCCCTCCGTTGACCAGCCGGGAATTCGAGTGAAGGGCAACGATGAGTACCGCAGCGGCCCGGACCCCCGCCCGCTAGCCGAGCGATGGCACATCGAGCATTGCAGCAACGATGAATCCTGGTCGCCCTGCTACTGCTGCTGCACGCGTTGCGACCCCGACTACGGCGGCGGCAACCCGCACTTTTTCGCGGCGCTGGACTGCTGGGAGGACGCATAATGCGGCCTATGGTGCGTCAAGCACAGCAGTGGCACGACGAGCACCACGGCGACCGGGGTCCGGCGTGGTCGTTCTGCTGGTGCCACTGTCTTCTGTGCGATCCGGAGACGGGGCAGGAAAAGTCCAACCCGCACTACCGAGAGGCTTGGGCGTCAGGACAAGACACCACGAGGAGACTGCCATGATTATGGTGCGCGTCGTGCGCGACCGCGACGACGCCAACGACTGGTACTACCGGCAGGCCGACGAGGACGACAGCGAGTGGGAGGAGATCCCCGAGCCGCTGTGGGAGACGTACCAGAACAGCCGGGCCAGCTACACCGACGCCTACAAGATGGTCCGCCACTACATCGACAGCCGCTGACACCATAAGGGCGGATTACGTGGACACGGAGGTTACGTGGATCTACACGGCGAGGTAGGTCGCACGATGAGCGCCGGCGAGGCCGCGCTGCGGGCCAAGATCCGGGCGTTCATCGACAAGGACGTGAAGCCGATGCAGGGCGGGTCGAGCGCCTGTGGCGCGACGTGCATCCGGCTGGGTGACGCGGCGTTCACGGAGACGATGCTGCTAAGCATCCTCGCGGGCGAGTACGACCCCCGCGACGACGCCACTTAGGGCAGCACCACGTACTGCTCGGCGAACGGGGCATCGAACATGATCTCGGCGTTCTCCCACGGCGCCTTGACGATCCACCAGCCGACCTGCATGTAGCCGCCCCATACGTCGATCCACAGGCCGTCCTCGGTGATCTCGCCCCCGCCCGCCAGGGCGATGACCTCGGTGGCGTTGTCGCCGGTGTACTGGATGGCCTCACGGCGCGGCACGACGTACGGCATGGCACCCGTCCCTTCTCTACGACAGCAGGCGCGCGGCGCCCTTGTCCTGACCGGATTCGTTGGTGTGCATCTTGATCGTGGAGCGCGCCGACGGGGTCAACCCGAACTCCTGCGCGAACGCGCGGATCATCTGCGCGGCGTCGCGTTGGATCTGGTGCGCCGGGTTCTTGACGAACCCGCCGTGCAGGCCCTCCATGATGAAGCCCTGGGTGGCCAGCAGCCGCGACGCCGCCCGGTGCAGCACCACCGCCTCGCAGTAGGCGTACAACGCGTCTCGGTCGGCCAAGGTCACGATCTTCATGTGCTCCAGTTGCTCCAGGGTGTAGTTCCACACCTCGTGGACCTCCGGGGCCGCATCGATCGGGCACTGCGGCAGCCCTTCGCGGGCCTGCGGCTCGTCGAGGTTGATGCGGTCCTTGCGGTCACCGCGCACCAGGCGCAGCCCGGTCGGCGCAGGTGCCGGCCCTCGCTTGCCCATTGTCGACCTCCAAAGTTGTCATACGTGTGTGGTAGGGCACCGTGCGCGCGCCGTACCGCGACGTAGCGCGGCGTCGTACGCTGGTTGGCATGAGTGACGACTGGATCGGCCTGCGCGTGGCCCGCTACCGCGACCTCGCCGGCCTGACACAGCAGCAGCTCGCCGACCGGGTCGGTAAGTCGCGGCCGTACATCTCGCAGATCGAGAACGGCGACCGGCCGGTGACGACCCGCAAGTTGCTGATCGCCCTGGCCGAAGCTCTCGGCGTGTCGACCGTCGACCTGACGGGCACCCCCAGGCACACCCGCGACCGGGCGGAACGCCCCGTGCACGTGGCCGTACCCGCCGTGCGCGCGGCACTGGCCGGAGCGTTGGACCCGCTGACGGTGCACCGCGAGTCCGGACAGTTGCTCGAAGACGTGACAGGACTGATGAGCGCCCGGATGGCGTGTGACTACCCCCGGATCGGGCGCCTGCTGGCCCCGACGCTGGCCGGCGCGACCGCCCTGGCGCAGGATCAGGCGACGCCGGAAGCTGACGCGATCCTGTCGCGGGTGCTGTTCACCGCCTCGATGGTGCTGCGACCGCTGGGGTACGTGGACCTGGCGACGATGATGGCCCAACAGGCTGCCGGTCACGCCGAGCTGCCCGACGCGCGGGCCGCCGCGGAGTTCGCCCGCTCGCAGTGCCTGTTGGCCGTCGGCGGTCAAGGCATGCAGGAGCTGAGCCTGCGCGTGGCGCTCGGCCCGGCCGACGAACCGGGCCCGGCCACCGCGTGGAAGGGTCTGCTGTACCTGCAAGCCGGCCTGGCCGCCGCCAGCCTCGGCAACGACAGCGAGGCCATGGAGTGCATCAACGAGGCCGCCGACATCGCCCGCCTCACATCGGTGGTCGACTCGTGGCAGATGGACTTCTCTGCCGCCAACGTGGAGGTGTGGCGGGTCGCCGCCGTCCTGGAGAGCGCCGACCCCGGCCGGGCGGTGGACATCTCCCGGCGTGTGCCGATCAACGACCTCAAGACCGTCCAGCGCCGCGCGCACCTGTTGATGCACGCCGCGCACGGGCACTACGCCCGCGGGCAGTACGACTCGGCCACGAGCCTGTTCGTGATGGCGGACCGGTTGGCGCCGGCTGAGGTACGCGGACGCACCCGGGTACGGGAGGTCGTCGGGCAGATGCTGCGCGACGCCCGACGCAGGGCCGGCAGTGAACAACTGCGTGACCTGGCGTTGAAGGTCGGTGTTGATCCACTTGAGACAACGTAGCTGACAGCTACCCCACCATCGCGGTGCGGCTCGTAGCGTTGCGGTATGGACGCGGCGGCTGGTGCCCCCACTCATCACCGGCCGTCGTGTCCGCCACCCCCGACGAACGGAGACCGGACATGCGCTGGAAGTGGTGGGCACCGAAGTACGAGGCACCACTGGATCAGACGGGCGCGGCCACGTCGTACCCGGAACAGGCCGGGGCGTACCCGCAGTGGAACGCGGCCACCATGCGGTTCCCGGCGTACAACGCGCCGCTGATGACGCCCCTTCAGCAGTTGCGCGCCAGTGACGTCCCCGGCCGGCGACGCGGCGGCGGGATCTTCTAGTAGGTCAGCGTCCTGGCGTGCCCCGCGATGACCATGCAGGTGCCGAAGTTCCCGCCCTGGTACAGGATGTCGCCCAGCGGGCGGCCGTACTTATCCAATTTGCGCGACTGAAACACCACCTCGGCGCCGGGGGGCAATAGCCCCTCGGCGTACGAGCGCGCCGCCTGCCCGGCGGCGGTGGACAGCTCAGGGGCGTTGATGCCCAGGATGCGGCAGTTTGCGGTCATGGTGATCCGCCATCCGAGGTCCAGGTTCAGTTCGACCGTGTCACCATCCACAATGCGAACGACGGTCGCCGGAACGGTCCACACCCGACTCACGCCGTCACCCCCCGTTCGTAGCGCGTCGCGGTGTGTTGCGATACGGTGAGTTCTCCCCGGTTCCGTTGCTGGGGAACGTGGCCGGCTTCGGTTGGGCGCAAGTACGTCACCGTTTGGCCCGCCCAGGACGTGCGCGGGCGCCAGGCCGACCGGACACGGGCATCACCCTCCGCCTCGGCTGCGCGCCTGCCCCAACGCAGCCGGGGCGGGGGCATCGTTACGGAAGGGACACCGACATGACCGTGTTCACCGGAGCTGAACTGCTGCACCGCGAACACCTGCTTACCAACGACGAGGGCGTCCACGTCTACGTGACGGCCCGCGCGAACCCCCGCTCGGACGCCATGGCCGACGAAGCCCTCAAGCTCAGGCGGATGCTGTTCCCCTGCCATGGCTGCCAGACCCCGTGCTGGGTGGACCCGCTGGCCACCATGTACTCCGTCGGAGCCCGCATCCGCTGCATCGAGTGCATGCTGGCGCGCACCCACGGAGACGGGCGATGAACGACGCACCCGACCCGCAGCGGCTGCAGCGGCGAGTCGACGCGTCGCGGGCCCACGGACCGGACGACACGTCTCAGTGGCTGGACAGCCACGAGGTGGTCCGGTTGATCGGCAAGCACCGGCTCAACGACGTCAAGGTGGACGTCGCCGGGGTGCTCGTGCCGGTCGACAACGTGGGCTACGACCCCGACGCGGACTGCATCGTCATCGAGTTGTACGAGGGGTTGGACTGGCGCGTCGCCCTGCACACGGACCCGGTGATCGGAGGGCCACAATGATCAGCGTCATCGTGTGCTGCCCGGTCGACACGACCGGCCTTCCGGATCCGGAGAACCTGCCGGCACCGACGATCGCGCACACCATCAAAACGTGCCTGGCGTGCAAGCGGGAGGTATGGGTCGGGCAGGCGCAGGCGCGGCTCGCCCGCACCGGCGGCGGCGAAATCCGCTGCTACTGGTGCGTCTTCGACATGATGCGCGGCGACCGGTACCGGCTGGCCCACGTCATCGGACTCGCGGAGTCCGACGCACCGCCACGGAGGTGAGCCGTGACGTGGAACAGCGGCGCCTGCAACGGGGGGCCCTCCCCGCAGGAGGAGAACCGAACCGCCGAGGACGAGCTGTGGTGGCCAACCCCCCGACACCTGGACGAGTTGGCCGCCGAAGCTGACGCCGACCGCGACCCGGAGCAACCGACGACGACGATGAGGCCGACCCGACGGCGGCGACCGTCGTACTGGATTCCGCCGCGCGTAGCCGGCGTGGCCGAAGTCGTCGAACTACCGCAGGAGGACCACCCGTGAGCGACGTGATCCACGTGACCATGTTGAAGGTGTTGATGCCGGCCCTGACCGAGTGGCTGACGGTCAACCACTTCGAGCTGGTGGCGATGGGCAAGAACACGTACATCGTCGTGCCGGACGAATTCCGCTACGGGGAGCACCTACGCCAGGCGACGCCCGGCGCCGAGGTGGCGGGCGGGGACGGCGAGTCGCGCATCGGGGGGTGTTCATGAGGTTCCGCCGGCAACGCAACTACATGGGAGTGATCATCGGCGAGGAGTCCGGTAGCGTCATCCCGCTGCCGTGGTGCGACTTCTTCACCGAGGAGGAGGCGCAAGCGTGGGTGCAGGACATGAACCGGCGCCCGCCCGCGTTCACGCACTTCGAGTACCGGCCGATCGAGAAGGACGAGGCGCAGGCACAATGACCGGAGACCCGTTCGGGCTGAAATTCGTCCGCCCGGACCCGCACCGCATCATCATCCTGGACCGCGTCGTCGAAGGCACGGTGCCCGAATACTGCGTACACGGACGCACCATGTGCATGCGCTGCCGTAACTGGTGCTGGCTCGGCGACGAGACAAAGAAGCTCGTGTCGGCCGGCGACGCGTCCCCGCTGTGCATGCAGTGCGCCGCCGAGGTGGTACCCCCGCAGCACGTGGCCCCGATCGCGCGTGTAGCGGACCACCGCCGCATCGACGGGCCACACGGATGACCGGCCCTGCCGTCGGGTACTGCTACGACCCGGTGCCTTGCGGATTCGACCACCCCGTTGTCACGTCCGACGCGCGATCGGTGTGTGGGCCATGAAGTTCGAACCCGCGCAGCTCGTCATGGGCGCCCTGGAGGCGCTGAGCGACTCCGCCACGCGGGCGCGCGACGAGATCCACGACACGGGCGGCCTCGATGAGCAGACCTTCGCCGCCGTCCTGATGAGCTTCGAGCGGATGTTCTACGCCGCGCAACGCCTGGTGGTGCTGAGCAGGCCGCCACTGGACCTCGAAGCGCCGCTGAACCCCGAAGCGGCGGCCGGCTCCGACCCGAAGCCCGAGCCGAAGCCGAAGCCGAACCGCCAACGACAAGACGGCGGGGGTTTCCGCTACCAACTGGACGGCGGCTGAGCCGGTCAGCCCCCCATGGAGGAGAGCCGTGAGCGAGACCAAGTACAGCCGCACGTTCGCATTGCGCCTGGACGACAAGGAGCGCGACGACTTGACCCGCGCCGTCATGCGCGAGATCGAAGCCGTCCAGTCGCCGCCGCACCTTGGCGCCGAGGTCGACGTCGCCAAGATCCGCCGGCTGCGCTCACTGCTGGACCGGCTGTGAGCCGTCAGCCCGCCCGGAAAGCCGACCAGCCGCCCGTGTCGGACTCCGACAGCGGCAACGGTGGGCTCGGGTAGGGGTCGTACGGGTCGGGGTCCAGGAACTCGACGTCAGCGGCCCCGAGATACCCGGCGCCAGCCTGGATGACCTCGATGCCGTGGCGTGGGTAGATGACCGTGTGCGGAACGGTGCCGGCCCACTGCACGGCCACCGTGCCGTCGGTGAACATCACGCCCTCGGCGAACGCGGAGGGCCGACTGCGGCCAGTGAGGTTGTCTTTCGGCCACAGCACGAATCGTCGGGGGTTAAGTCCGGCCATGTCGGGTGGCCTTCCTTCTGCTCATCGGGGGCTACGGGTCGACGCGGTGGAACTGGATCGGGCCGGTGTCGCCGCTGTTGAGTTGCGTACTGCCCTTCCAGGCGATGTCCGGTACGAGCGCGGGGGCGTCGTCGTCCACCGAGCCGCGCGCCTCCAGCTCGTCCGCCACCTCACGCAGCCAGATCACGGCCATTTCGCGGTCGCAGGTGATCGTGTGCCGCAACGGAACGCCCTTCTCCGGGCGGTGCGTGAAGTCGATCTCGAAGACGTCGCCCACGGCGGTCCTTCCATTGTTCGGGCCCGGCCGGGAATCGTCCCTTGCCGTTCTAGGGATAGTGAAATCCCGGCCGGGGGCTTCAACACACACAGAGGCAGCGCAGGCAATCGACGCACGCCCGGTCGCAGTCGGGCATCGCCTGCGGGCAAGGCCACGGCTTGTCGCACACACCGCAGATCATGTGTCGATCTTTGCCACGCTCGGGACAGGAAAGGCAGTCCTCGGGAAAGTGCTCAGTAGGCATGATGAACGTCCATCACGACGAATCCCAAGCCGGCGACATACCCGACCAGTCGGTCCGGGTCGCCGACCTGGCCGCTTTTCAACGTCTCGCCGTCGGAGCGTAGTTCCCATCGGCCGTTGTGAAAGTCGCGTTCCACGATGACGGGCAATCCGTACACCGGGGGGAGTGTTCTAGCGTCAAAGAAAACGGCGCCTGCCGGTGCAGCGTCGCACATCCAGGCATTGATGGCACTTCCCACGTGCAATGTGTCGCTCATTTGTGTCTCCGAATGCGCAATCGTCGGGCAATTGCAGGCAGAATACAGTGGAATTCACTGTGGATTCACTGTGGAATGGTGCGCAATTCACGGATATCTATGACCGAGTTCGGAAAACCTGTCCCGGCACGCGTCGCGACGCCCCGGCGCTCCGGCCCCCCGCATCGACGGCGGTGATTGGACACCCCCCGTCCCTCGTGTCCGGATTGGGACTCGTGAGGCCGGTGGGAATACATCCCCCGAACGGATGAGGTTCGAATTCATCCTATCGACCTGACCGAAAGGAGGATGCTAAGACCTCAGGCAGGCCGTAGTATTAAACAGGTAAGGGAAAACGGGAAAAACTGAGAAAGAGGGGTGGTGGAGGGATCGACGACTGACGATGACGCATGCCCTGAATCAGGGCGATGTGGCTGTGGTGGCCATAGACGACAACTCCATAAATGCCGAATGCGTACGCGCAATGCGGAAGTCTCATGCCTGCCGAGTGTGACGGCATGGCTCAACGTGTCTTACCTGAGAGGCACGCGAGGATGGGCGATCGACACTACCCATACCGATACCGGGGGAAAGAGCCGAGCCTGGTCGGATTAGTCATGCCAAAGACATAGGCGAGCATACACATCGAATCGTTGGATGCACGGGACCGGAAAGGAAAGGAGCGGATATGTTGGTCTGCAAATTGCGTATTGGCTTCCGTATTGATGGCGTCGCCATCACCGGAATTGAGCGCGTCCGTGACCTGTCAGTGATCACACTACGGGACGGTACAAAGCGCACCGAACACAAAGCCACCGACATTCCCGACGTGAGCGCATCGCTCGCGGTAATTCCTTCCGGTCCCGTGCGTTCGAAGTACATCAACGGACCTAGAAACGTGCGCGCGTCGTCAACAGGCTGGCGTGGAGAGTCTGACGGAAAGCGCGGCGAACGGTTCCGCGCACGCACAAACGCATACGACCTGTACAGAGTGGACGGCCGTTAGGAGATACCGCAATGCACCTGCCAACCGAGGACACTTCGGTGAAGCTGATCATCGGCAACACGACTCAGGACCTCAGCAGCGTACGTCAGTTGGTTTTCGGCGAGCTGGCGGAAATCGCACAACCGATCGTCAAGGAGTACCACAGCGATCTCTATTGGGACGCCATCTGGCTGCACGCAAACCTGTCCGGCACGGGCACGTTCCGGTTCTTCTGGAGCTGCGACAAGTCCGGGACCGCCATTACACAGGATCCCGGTTCGACGTTCCGTGAGCACACATTCTCGATCTCCGTCGAACTGTCGAACAGCGGCGTAACCATGCTCGTCAGGCCGCTGGCAGTCAACGCACGGGGAGAGCTGGTGATCCCGGCATGAAGACATATCCATACCTGTACGCGTACGAGACAGGCAGAGATGACGGGTTCCGGTACGCGGTCGGCATCATCCGCAATGCAGGTGCCCGCGCCGATGGCGCGTACGGGCTGTTTCAGACGGCGGACGACGCAACGCTATTCGGCGAGGCGATCGCGAGGCGTGACGGCGGGGAGTTCCTGGCGCTCCCCTCAGTGGAGAAAGGACTAAGCGCATGACAACGAAAGTCAGCCGTGAGGGTATTGTCACCCGCGACGGCGAGAACATCGGCCACGTCGAGAAAGTGATGCGACAGGGCATGTTCGCCACGATCATCGGCGCGTCGTACAGCGGCGGCGGCACGCCGTACTGGATCCCGTACGCGGCGGACGGAACACAGCTCAACGAGTACGGCTACGACACCCGCAAGCGCGCCGTGCAACGCATCGAAGCGCACGCCACGCCGCTCACGGTGACCGACGTCCGGCACGAGTACCCGTGGGGGTATGACGCGCCGTGCGTGACGGCCGCTGTGCGGTTCCAGGGCCACTACTTCGGTGTGTCCCGGCACGCTCACGAGGATGTGTGGGTGGTCGACTTCTACATGTCGCCGGACTCGATCTGCCCGGTGTGGTCGAACGGCACCGGCACGCGGGTCACCACGGCGCACGTGCTCAAGGACGACATGGCCGAGGCTGTCACGAAGGCGGCCGAGGACGCTGAGCTGTGGCCCATCAAGCACTGACCGGCCGGTGTGATGGGCGGGCGCAACAGCCCTTGCGCCCCAGCCCATCGGCTTACCGATCAGAAAGGAGTGATGCCGCGATGAAGTACACGGCGATCATCAACGTGCCCGGCTATCTGCCGACGGACGACGAGCCGCCGGTGTTCGACACGCCGGCCGAGGCGTGGCAGTACCTGGCCGACGAGCGGGAGCGTGGCGAGGGCCGGTGGCTGCCGGACGACCCGGACGACCCGGACGGCCCGGCCTCGGAGGACCCCACGTACGCGTGCCTGTGGCATCACGCCAACACCGAGGACCCGTACGTGTGCGGCAACCGTGTCACGCACTGGCCCCACTTCGAGGGCACCCTGTACGGCACCACGCCCGGCTACGAGGGCGAGCATGACCTGGGCGTGGCCTACACGGTTCAGGCGACCGACACCGACGAGGAGTGAAAGCAATGGCAGTTGAGCAGACGGACGGCGGGATGGTGGTCACCGGTGAGCACATCGCGGTGTTCCAGCTCCTGCGAGTGGGCCACGCGTTGGCCCTGGAGATCAACACCGGCATGAAGGTGGCCGGGGGCCGATCCGTGATGCAGCTCGCCGCGGGCTACTGCGGCAGCACCAAGCGCACGAAGAAGGGTGTGCTGCGCGACTACATCGCCTTCCTGGCGGAGAACCTGCCGCACACGGCCGACGGGGCGTATCAGCCGTCGCCGTCGATCCAGCGAGCACTCGGGAAGTGAAGACGGCCGACGGGGTTGAGATCGTCAACGGCATGCGGGTCTGGGACTACAACCTGAACGCCGGGACGGTGGACCTGTCGCGGTTGGACGACATGGGCTGGTTCGACGTCGTCACCGACCACAATGGCCGGTCGTACATGAACGCCGAGCGGGTGTGCGTCCGCCACCCGTTCACGAACAAGGAGGCATGAGCATGGGCGAATACGCGACCCGACTCACTGACGGCGAGCGGGTCAAGATCGGCACCTGCGAGAGCATGTATTACCTGCGGGCCGATCAGCGGCACCTCGTGGACTATCGGTTCACTGAGGACGTCCTGACGGCGATCCGGTTCCGGTTCCCGTTCCCCGCCGAGGACAACGTCAAGCCGGGAGACTTCGAGGACTACAACTACGGCTTCGGCGTGTACGGCTACGAGCCCCCCGGGGAGATCGACCACTACAGCGTGCAGTACCGCGCGGGAGGCAAGTTCGGCGGCCTGCTGGCAAGCCTGCCGTGCCCGCTGTCGACCGATGCGGAGGTGCTGCAGAAGCAGACCACCATCAAGGTCAGCATGCACTTCAACGGCTTCGGCCCGACGACGAAGATCAGGCAGCAACGCGCATGGGCCGGAGTTTGGGCGACCGTCCTGGAATGCGCACCGTGCGGTGCGCTGTACCGGCTACCGACCATCGCCGACGCCGAGCCTCTGCTGACGGCCCTGGAGCGCATGGCGGTCCAGGAGACCGGCCGCGACCGCGAGGGGTACGCGAAGACCATCCGGACCGTTGCCGAACGCGTGCGCCTGGGCTACGAAACGCCGGTGACCGCATGAGCGGGACGGACTTTAGCCGGGACCGGGTGTTGCGGGTCGCCGAGGCGGTCGAGGAGATGGCCAGGGCGTTGAACACCTCCGAGTCTGCCCTGTCGCACCTGACGTGCGGCGAGGCGGACAGCATCATCCGGGTCCTGGCGATCGGCGGGCACCGCGATGTGGCAGTCGACCTGGTGATCGGGCACGCCGTCGATTCGGACGGCGACAGCATGGACGACGAGGGCGACGCGCACTGGGACGTCGCGCAGCACTACAACGAGGAGACCTACCAGTGGGACTGGGAGGCGGCGAGGCAGGCCGCACGGGCGTACGTGGACCGGATGGTGGTCGAGGCATGAGCGACGAGATCGCGGCGGTGATCGCGGCGGCGAAAGCCTGGTCGGCGGAGGCGCATTCGGAGATGGAGCAGCTATCCAGTGAGGCCGAGCAGACGCGCGACTACAGCAGGCTTGACGAGGCGGCCGTCGACCACGGCAAGTCCGCCTGGGAGCTTCTGGACAGGCTGCTGGCGGCACTGGAGAAGGCACCGGCACCGGACGTGCACGAGATCCACCACTTCCCCACGATCGACGCGGCGGCGGCGTCGTTGGCGGAACCCCACCAGTGAAGGACTCCGGAGGGCTGGCCCGGATCTGCGACATGGAGCCGGGGATGGCGTTCCGGGAGCGCCGTAACCGGTGCCCGTACACGTTCGTCGGTATCGACCCGGTGGTGTCCCGGTTCGCCGGGGTGCAGCGGGTGACGGTGCGGACCGCGGAGGGCGCGTCCTGGATCTGCGACAAGTACGAGCGGTTCCCGTTGATGGTTGCTGAGTGAGCAACCGGTTGCGCTGCGGTGTGGTGCCGCGCGTAGAATCGAGGTGTATCTGTGGACAACACGCTGAGTGAGGTGTTGGGGACCGAGCCGAGCCCGTGGTGGGTGAAGGCGCTCGGCGCGACCGTGTGCGTCGGGCTGCTGGTGCGCGGGTGGCTCGCGCGATGAGCGAGGAGAAGGGACCGGCCGGGCGGCCCGACACTGCCCGGCCGGTGTATCGGGGAGCTGGTTCGGTGGCGGTGCGGTTCACCGCTGCGACAGGAGAGGTTCTGGTGACGAAGCCAGACAGGCTACTGACCTCCAAGGAGGCGGCCGAGGTCGTCGGCGTGAAGCCCGCGACCTGGCTGTCCCTGGTCAGTCAGGGGTACGCACCGAAGCCGGACGACCCCGACGAGGGCAGGCCGGTCAACCGGCGCACGCCGCGTTGGCTGGAGTCCAGCGTGGAGACGTTCAAGGCGAACCGGCCGGGTCGCGGCGCCCCTGGCCGCCCCCGCCGGGCACGGCAACCGAAAGCGAGGGTGATCAAGCAGATGAGTCAGACGATGAACGAGGTGCGGCGTATCTCGGCGCAGCTCGGGGAGGTGACCGGGACGGAGCCGTTTGCGTACATGTCGGAGCCGTCGCCGGGTAGCTACACGGTGGTGTTCCAGTCGGAGGTGATCGCCGGGAGAGACCGGACGACGGTGGAGGGCAGGGCGTTGGCGTACGTGCAGGGCATCGCCGCGCAGGTCGCCGCTGGCACGTGGGATAACTTCACGTGCCGTGTGTGCCCTCAGGCGTTCACCTCGGCGGGCGACAAGGCCATCCACGAGGCGTCGCACGGCAGGCGGGCGCGGTAGCCGTGGCCACGCCGTGGTGGCGCGACGGGTGCGAGAGCCTGCCGGCGGGGCACTGGCACTGCGGGCACGGGCACCTGCGCAACTGTCCCGTGGGTGCCGACTGCCCGCGGGTGGACTTCCCCGAGGTGGACGCGACGACGTGGGTCGTGCAGGCCGGACCGACGGTGTGGCTGTTCGACAACAAGACCTTGGCGCTGCTACAGCGCCTGGTGCTCAACCACGGTGGCGCTGCGGTGAAGACCCGACAGCTCCGGTCCGCCCGCGCAGTGGAGAGGCTGCTGCGGGATCTGCCGGAGCGTCGCACGGTCGAGGACTGCCGCACGAAGACGTACACGACGTTCTGTAGGGCCCGATGAAGGGGGACGCAGGTGCCGAGCGCACACGAACGGCTTGAGGAGCTGGAACAGCGGGTCGCGGCGATGGAGCAGCGGCTGGGGACCGAGGCCGGGCTACGCGCTAGCGGGGACCGAGACCTGGCCGACGTGGCGCAGGCGCAGCGGGCGATGCGGCACCTCGTGCAGGCGGTGTCGATCACACAGTCGGAGCACACGCAGACCCTGCTGGACCACACGGAGCTGCTGCGGGGGCACTCCTCGGCGCTGCGCACGGCCAACGAGAAGCTGGACCAGATCGTGACGATGCTGACCGCCCTGCTGGAGCGGCCGTGAGGGTGTACCACCGCACGAGTAGGTTCCCCCCGCGCCCGGACCGCGAGGGCGCGACAGCCGCCGGCTCGTCAGCTCAGGCCGAGCCGGGCGGCGCGCAGCCGGGTCCGAGTGCGGGGGGAGAACGGGGGGCGGCACCCTGGCCGGGTACAACGGCCGGGGTGCCGCCTGTTTTTCCGGGACTTCCCTGTCGCTATCAACGCTAGCGACTGCGGTCGCGGTTCCACCCGCCGGGCTCGCGCTTGGCGGTCTCCCTGTCGTGGCACTGCTTGCACAGCGGGCGCAGGTACCGGTCCTGGTTGGGGTCGGCGACGCCGTGCCTGCGCAGCAGGCGGATCCCGCGGGGGTGATGGTCGGCGACCTGCGCCATGCGGGGACACAGCGCGCAGGTGGGGTGCCGCACGAGGAAGTCGAGACGGGTCTGTGGCCACTCCGGACCGTACAGCTCGGACCAGCCCTCGCGGCGCCGGTTGAGGTTGCGTCGTTGCCGTGACCGGCACGTGTCGCAACGCCCGGAGTCGCAGCGGTTGGGGCAGCCGGGGGAGGTGCAGGGCTTGCGGGGGCGCTGCACGCTGCACCACCCCCCGGCGCGGGACGCACGGCTCCACTGGGGTGGACCTCGCGGGTGATCCTGGAGCCGTGCGCGTTTCCGGCGGGCGGCAACCCGTCGGGGTCAGTACCTGCGGCGAGTGGGCCGGGCCGTGAGTCGCCACGCGAACCCGAGGAACACCGCGCCGGCCCCGAGTGCGATGCCGATACCGAGCCACATCCACCACGTCATGGCGGCCATCAACCAGCCTCGCTGTCGGCTGTCGGCTGCTGCGGTGTGTTGCGGTGTCCATCCGGGACGGTGGATGCACCTGTCCCGTTGACGCTCACTGTAACTGTCCGGCGGTCCTTTCTGCTACGTACCTCGCTGGAAAGCCGGTGCAGATCTCGAACGAGGTACAGGTACTGTTTGCCGCCGCGCAGATGGCCCTTGATCCGGCCGCGCCGCCGTAGCGCCGAGATGGTCCCGGCGGCCAGGCCGGTGATGTCGGCGGCCTCGTCCGGGTCCACCAGCTCGTCCGGGTCGTACGACACCACCGGCGCCGGCCACCGCTCACCCCAGGAACGGAACCGGGCGTCGAGGTCGGCGACGGCGTTCGGGTCGGCGTCGGGGTGTCCCTTCAGCATCTCCTCGGCGAGTGCCCGGTACGCCCATGCGATCTTGCGGGCGCGCACAACGGTGCTGTCGCCGGGGAACGGCCACTTACTCATCGTCGCCGATCTCCCCGTCCAGCGCGGACGGGCAGTTGATCGCGGCGTGTCTGGTGCCGTCGTCCTTGGCGAGGGTGATGCGTGGGATGGGGCTGTCGTCGGTGAACCTGACGAACCTCGGGCGCCTGCCCTCCACAATGTTGTTCCAGGCCAGCACGATGATGCTCATCGCCTCGATCGGGGTGATGCGGCGCCGGTTGTCGCGGGCGTTGTCGAAGAACTGGCGGGTCACGGCGCGGGGGTCGTCGTCGTCGAGGACGACCCGGCTGCCGGATTTGGTGCCGGTCATCAGGCCGTTGAAGAACGCCTCCACGTAGCGGTTGTCGGGGCCGTTCGCGCGGCGCAGCATGTAGCGGGCGGCGGCGAGGGGCCCGGCGGTCAGCTTCGCTTTCTTGTAGTTGCTCACGGCCCAGCGGGCGGCCAGGCGTAGCTCGTCGGGGTCCTCGCGGAAGAACCGCGCGACGGTCTCGTTGGTCTGCCGCTCCCGGATCATCCGCTTCGGGGACTGTGCCTGGAACGCCAGGGACAGTCGCACGGCGGTGCCGATCGTGCCGCCGTAGGAGCCTTCGCCGAGCACGTCGGACGGGGAACGGTTCAGGCCTTCATCGACGGCCTCGAAGTTGTCCACGGGCATGCCGACGAAGAACGCCATGGCGACGCGGATACTGGGCATCTCCTCGCCGGCTTGTACCAGGGCCAGGAGCCGGTGCTGGCCGTCCTGGAGCTGGGCTCGGGTGTCCATCGCCATGCCCTGGTGGGTGCGATGCCACTCACCGCGCAGGATGGTGCCCCGGTAATGATCCACCCGGCCGAGTCGGACCGGACGGTTGTACTGGTTGTGGTGATCCAACAGGTACTTGGCGATCTCGGGTGTCATCCACACCCACCGCATCCACGGCGCCGGGTGTTGCTGTGCGAACCACATGATCCCGACCTCTTCGGGCTCCTGGTACGGCCCGGACGCGCGGGCCACGGCGGCGGCCTCGGCCGCCTGCCGGGCGGCCTCAGCGTCGGCGTCGGTGCGTTCCTGCGCGGCTTGCGCGTCGGAGAACGCAGCGGCCTGCGCCTTCGCGGTCCTGGTGGTGCGCGCGGTTTTCCTGACCTCTGCCATGTTCGTCTCCGCTTCGGTGAGTCCGTTGAGTTCCAGTCGCTTGGTGACCAGCTTGATGGCGTTGCCGTCGCTGTAGGTGAGGTGCACAACTACCGGACCCTTCGGGGTCTTGACCCGGTAGCCGTCCTTGTTGCGGGTGATCTCCCAGTCCACTCGCCGCACCCGTTTGATCAGGGCCATGACGTCGGCCTGTCGCGATCCCATTCGGTTTCTACCCCTCTCAGTTGATGCGGTTGTGCGGTGCCAGGCGGGTGTTGTACGCGTTGACGAGGAGTTTGGCGATTGCCGGCCACCTGCTGTTGCCGCCGGTGGCGCCGGTGGCCAGCGCTGCCCTGCGCTTCCACTGCGCCGGGCTGAGGACCACCTTTCCGTCCTTGCTCATGCGCGCCGCGAGCCGGCCGGCGTCCACGCCCGGGTTGGTGGCGAGGATGATCGCCACCGCGTGGCAGAGGTCCGCGTCGAAGGTTTCAGCGTCGCGGCCGAACGCGTCGACGAGCACCGCCAGGGCGGTGTGCAGAATCTCCTCGCCGTGCTTGTCGAGGATCGACTCCAGGGCCCGCACGCAGCCGACCCGGTTGGTGCCTGCGGAGGCGCCGGCCTTGAGTCCCAGATCGCTCAGGACACGTTGGATGGCCACGTAGGACGGGTTTCCGGCGACGACCCCTACGCGGAACTGGTCGTAGGGCTTGGTCGGTGTGCGGTCGCGGTTGAGCCCGAGGAAGATCGCCGCCTCCTGTTCGCGGGTGAGCCCGGCGAGGCATTCGCAGGGCAGTTCGTACTCCTCTCCGAGGGCGGGGTTGGTGACGATCGCCAGAACCCGGTGCTGCCCGTCCAGCACGACGTAGTCCCCGTCGGTGCGCTTGCTGACGACCGGGACACCGACGAGCATCGGCTGGAAGTTCTCTCGGATCTTCCGGACCTTGGCTGCGATCGGAGCCCGGTTGACCGTGGGGTCGAAGGAGAGCAGCCCGACGGGGACTGCCTCGATCGTCCGGACGACGCCGGTGGGCACATCAACATTGGTCTCGCGTTCGGTGACAGTGGTTGAACTGACAGCAACCATTGTGGTCCCTTTCCGTACGTTGCGGCAAGTTGCGCCACTACCGAAGTAACGAACGCGGGCCAGGACGGTCACGGCCCGTCTGAATTGATCTCGGTAACTCTCAAGGTCACCCGTTTGCGGTACGCGTCCCACGGCTGCGCGAACCCGCAAGATCCGCAATGGACGGTGTCCGAGCCGTCGCGTCGCGACAGTGCCGCGACGTGGCATTTCTCGCAGTAGCCGGGCAGCGCAATGGTCAGTTCCGACAGCCCGCACATCCGGCGGGCTCGGCGGTGCAGCCGGCTCAGGTCGGTGAGCGCCGAGACCCCCGTGGCGTCCTCGTGGTCGTACGCGTCACTCCACGACGGTAGGTCCTGCAAGCCGGCGAGGGTGTCCACCCGCGGCGCGATGAACGCCACCGCCTGCTGCACGTTGTAGCCCGAGCGGGCGTGCAGGGTGTACCGGGGCCGGGTGCCCGTCGCGGTGCGTAGGTCCATCTCCACCAGCCCCAGCGCCTCGGCGATGGCGCTGCGCGCCGCGTCCACGTTGAGGTCGATCGGCGGCACCGACGCCGGCTTGGGCCGGGAGATCTTCGACTCTGAGTGACCGTCACGGCGGGCGATGATCTGCGACAGGTCGAGGTAATCGAACAGCAGCGCCGAGATGTCGCCGACGTAATGGGCCAGGCACCGATTGCAGATGTGGAATCCGTACGTCGCACCAGCAGCGGCCGTGCTCTTGTCGAACGATTCGCAGGCCGAACCGAAGGAGCAGAGACTACTCATCGGACTCACCGGCCATTTCGGTGAGCCGGTCCATCACCTTGCGGAAATCACTCGGCTCCGGCGACGGAACCTGCGGCCGATAGCTGAATTGCCGACCTGCTGCCGGATTGTTGCGCCGGCCTTTCTCCGCTTCGGACTTCGCCCATTCCGCCGCGCTCATTCCCGGCGGTCGGCTCCAGTCCGATTCGGACGCTACCACCTCAGCCGAGTCGATGCCAGGCGCTGGCTGCGCGGCGCCCCCGGCGCTGCGCGGCGCAGCCGGCGCGGGTACTGACCGACCCGACCCCGAAGGGGGTCGGTCAGTACTCTTCTCTCTCTTCTCTTCTCTTCTCTTATGCGAGGGCGTCCGGTCGGACATATCGATGACGCTTGATGCGGGAGGTCCTCTGCGGGCGGCCCGCTTACGGGCCGCATCCTGCTCCTTTGCGGCTTCTCGCTGTGCGGTGGTCTCGTTGTGTTCGGACCAAGATCGAATGCGGTAACCATCCACTGTTGATGCAGGAACCCACAGTTTGTGCTCCAACAGTGCACCAACAACGTCATCCCAACTCCGAATTCGTGCTCTAACCTGACGCAGTTGGTGCACTGTTAGCACCCCGTCTCGATCAACTAGCTTGGCCACGGCGAGGCTGCGGATGTACGCCAACTCCCCCTGGTTGCCCACCGCCTGGATGGCTGGATCGAGAATGTAATTGGCCTGCAAGGGCACGAACATTCCACGCGCCCGCCGGTTCGGCCCCGTCATTCCCGCTCTCCCAACTGCTTTTCCTGGTGCTCGGTCCGGTAGTCCCGGAACCACAACAGGACCCCCGCCAACGTCTCCGCGTACACGTCCGGCGCAGTGACCCGAGTGCGCCATGCCTGCGTCGCTGATTCCCGCATCGGGCACGGCATCGACCGAAAGCACCGGGGGCAGCAGAACCGGAACACCGGCACCTTCCGCGCCTTGCACAATGGGCAGTCGCGCGCCCCCATGGGCTACGTGGGATAGGACAGGGTCGCCACTTCACCGGGCACCGTCCGCGACCCGTTAACCGCCGGGATCTCCGCCGTGTTGCCCAGTTCGGTGTGACGGAACGTGAACTTCTGGCCGGCGCGCGGCATCTCGATGCCCGCCTGCGCCGGGTTGAACGCCGCCCTGATGACCTCGGTCAGGTCCTCGCGGCTGATGCCGTCGTAGTTCAGGTGGATCTCCACGCTGTAGCAGTGCCCGGACTCGTCGTAGAAGCCGGTCACCATGACCTTGTCGACGTCGCTCATCTCAGGTGCTCCCTCACTCGTTGCTCCTTGTGTTCCTCGCACAGGTGCCGGGTCAGCGACCCGACGGTGAACAGCCACCGCACCGGGCTCGGATACGGCGCCTTCGTCGCCCCGAGCAGGTGGATCTGCGCCATGCAGTCGCCGCACAGCAGCCGGCTGCGGGGGCGGTAGCGCTGGATGTGGACCCCGGCGGGCGGGGAAGTGCCCGCCGGGGGGTCGGGGGGCATGCCGGGCAACGGCACGTCGTCGATCATCAGGACCTGCCCACGGCGTCGAACACGACGTTGATCACCTCGATGACCATCAGGCCCACCACGAACGGGCCGATGATCTGGCCCAGCTCCCGGATCACCGGCTCACCACCCAACCGACGACCCGCGCCACCGTCAGCACCGCCAGGCCGCACACCAGCAGCACCGCAACCCGGTGCATCTCCTGCGTGGCCTTGCGGTGCTTGGACGCCTGTTCGCAATGCGCCTTGGCCAGGTGCGCGTACAGCCGGGCCACCTTCACGTAGTCCTCGGGGTTCATACGAACTCCCTCCACTGCGGGTAGACGTGCACGATCAGTTCCTCGTTGGACTGCGTCGGACCCAGGCGCATGTCCGGGCCGATGACGTGCTCCGAGTTGTCGTCCAGGAAGATCCCGGCGTCCACGAGCCCGTCGATGACCGCCTTCGCGGTCGGCGCCCAGTTCGCCGGGTCACGCCGGCGCCGGCTGGAGAACCGCAGCTCGCAGATGACATGCGCCCGGCCGAACGTGATCCGGCCCCACTCCCGGTGCGCGCGCCACGCGGAGATCTCCCGCCAGTTCTTCACCTGCCGCGACATCGCCTGCCACGACAACCGGTCATTCGCGGTGATCCACTTCTTGCCCGTCCGGTCGATCTCCAGCCGGTAATGCGCGGGAGGGTTGCCGACCGGCGGAAGGACGTCGTACGGGTCCGGTGTATTCATGGGGCGTCACACCGCGATGAATAGCTGGGGGAGATCGCCAAGGGCCTTCCGCACCGCGTTCTGCCGTGCATGCCGGACGATCGCAGCGTCCACCAGCTCGTCGACCGCATGCAGGGCCACGTCCGTGGAGTGAGAGCCAAGCGACGCGGCAGCCTCATCCCCTAGGTGGCGCAAGGCCCTCTTGACTGCCGACGCAGACACCATGCCTCGAAGCGTGGGATCGTCGATGTAGTTTCCGGGGTGAACCGACCCCTCCGAGTCGCCCAGGCTCCTGAGTGCCCGCTCGATTCTTAGTAGTTCCTCCGCTTCGGCGGACAGGCTCGCGTACAAGGCGACGCCTGCACGGGTGCCCATGGAAACGCGGTCGTCGAACACGCGCCGGTGGTGGACAGGCAGGCCGGCGCCGCCACGCGTCCAGTGGTCACGAAAAGCTGCCAACGCGTACCTGTCGACCGCCTCATCGAGGAGATACGCGGGGCGATCGGGGTAGCGCTTCTCGACCAGGGCCACCCGCAGCTCTGTCTCGTTCGGCCGCCAAATGACGTGCCAGTGCTCCGGCTTCTCCGCGCACCACGCGCCGTGATAGTTGACCCATCCGTACGGGCTTCCCCTCAGGCTCCCGTCGTGCGCAAGGATCTGCTCCTCGATGATCTGGCGGAACACCGACAGGGTGACCCGCTTTCCGTTCAGCGTCAGTACCCGGATCTGGACGGTAGCGGTCGTGATCAACGCGTTGTCGACCGTCAAGACTGAAGTCACGTGATTTGCTCCCATTCCGTGCTCGTGGCCCGGTACGTGGCGCAGGGCCACGGCTCCCAGCAGATGCCGCAGTCGTCCACGGTGGTCTCGATGCCGTGCTGCGGGCATGCGGTGCGGATCGGCTTGCGGGCGTGCAGGTTGCGGACCCGGGCCAGGGCCAGGTTCGCCGCCGACAGGGAGCCCACGAGGTGGTCGATGATGACGTCCGCGTCGGCGCTCATGGCCGCTCCTGCGTGTCAGGGCGGCGTTCCTTGTGGAAGCCCTTGCTGCGATGGGGGTACAGCAGGCCCGGCTTGACGCTGTAGCACGGCTCGCCGGGGCGGGCGTCGCAGCGCGGGCACTGCACGTCCAGGCGTGGTGATCGCTGCTTCATTCGGCCACCAGCCCGGGGTGGGCCAGCTCGTCCAGGGGGGCGCGCAGGATGCCGGCGGGTTCGATGATGTGGCTGATCGGGCCGTGCGGGGGCCACTTGCCGATGGCGTGCCACATGCCGTTGATCTCGACGGAGACGGCCAGTTCGCCGCCCAGGTGCTCGAAGGCGCGGTGGACCCAGATCCCGGTGATGCGGACGGCGCCGAGGTCACCGTCGCCCTTGACGCGCTGGACGGGCGGGACGATCTGCGGTCTGCCGCGGCGGCGGTGGGCGCTCACTGTGGGGACTCCGCTGCCTGCGGCCAGCCCTCGCGGACCTCCTGGATCTTCGCCACGACGCGGCGGCCCTCGGCTTCGGTGAGCTGGTTGACCGAGGCGATCTCGCGGCCCACCACCGCCGACACCCGCGCGAGCCGGTCGGGACGGCCGATGATGCCCAGCTCCTTGAACCCGATCATGATCGCCGAGCGGGTCCGGTCGGTGATCGTCTCGCCGCTCGCCTCCATGTGCTCGCCGACGGCGTCCCGCAGCTCCTGATCGAAGCCGGTCATGCCGTCCGACTCGGGCGCGGCCTCGATCTGCGCCGGCTCGCTGCGGCCGATGACCTGCCCATCCGGTGGGAAGTCCCGCCCCTCCTGCGCGAGCATGTCGTGCAGCGGATCGTCCAGGGGCGGCTCCGGCGCCACGGTGGCCTGGATCGGCTCACGGCGCCGGGGGCGCGTCCTGTTCATGACCGCCTGTGGCCGCTCCGCATCCTCGCCGGTGTCCTGCAACTCCTCAGTGGAGTACGGCATGCCCAGCAGCACGTTCGCCGCGACGAGGCGGCACAGCTCCGACGTGGCGCGGGCGATGAGCATCGCCTGCGGCATCTTCGTCCAGTTGCTCTTGTTCGTCAGGCCCATCTTGCGGGCCCGTTCGATCGGCCAGTCCACCTCGGTCCAGGCGTTCTGACCGGGTGCCTTCGCGCGCATCTGCACGCGGGTGTCCGAAGCGCTGATCGTCTCGAACACCACCCCGGCGGCCATCGCCAAGCCGCGCAGGGCGTTGGCGCTCATCGTCGGGCGGCCCTCGATCACGTGGATCGTGGACAGCGCGGTCATCGGGGGCAGGCCCAGTTCGCGGCCGGCGAGGATGGCGCCGGTGATCTCGTCGGGCTTGCCCTGCATCGACTTCGGGACGAACGAGGTGGTGGCCAACGCGGTGGCGATCTTGTGCACCGACGACGCGTCCTCGGCGAACTTCACCAGATCGGTGACCACGGGCTGGTAGATCTGCACGTCGCTCATGAAGCCTCCTTCGGCTTCCGCTTGTTCTCGCTGCCGACGTGGCGGGTCTCGGCGATCACCACGTCGGAGAGGGTGGCGTCGTGGTCGAGGCGTTCCGACCACCCGCAGGTCTTGCAGCGCAGCAGCACACCGCGCCCATCGTTGGTCAGGGTGCCGAGGTCTTCGCAGGTCACAGGTACACCGCCGGTTTCATCCAGGACTTCATGGAGTCGCTGACACGGGCCACGTACTGCACGTGCAGGAACGCGCGGAACACCGGCTCGCTGGTGTCCAGGGGGATGACGTCGAAGCCGTCAGCGCGCACATGCACGGCCATGCACTCGTCGATGCCGATCTCGCCCATCGGCACCTCGGTCACGCCGTCGGTGCCGAGGTAGCAGTCGGCGTGCCGGTACGCCGCGAGCTGCATCGCGGTCTCCGGCCACACGCTCTTGCCGGTCTTGTAGTCGAACAACACCCGCCGGCCGTCCGGCAGGTCCGCGACCAGGTCCAGCGTTCCGGCGTAGCCCCACCGCCGGGACGCCACGACGATCTCGCTGAGCACCGGTCGTGGCCGCCAGGTGTTCATGAACGCCACCGCGGAGTCCACGTACGCCGACAGCTCGTCGGGCACGTCGACCTCGCGGCCGTGGACCAGCTCGTCGGCGAGGCGGTGGACCTGCGTGCCTCGGTCGGCGGCGGTGTCGCGTTGCAGGTTCGGTTCCCGCTTCAGGGCGTTGACGACGGCGTCGCGGCCCATCCGCTCGAACATGGCGGGCATGTCCTCGGCGATGCCGACCGCCTTCTCGGCGACCACCTTCGCGGCCCAGCCGACCAGCGCCGGCTTTGGCATGCCCTTGTTGATGACGGTGGTGACACCGTCGGCCTTGCGTCCGTCGATCAGGTACCAGTGGTTGTTGCCCCGGTCGATTCTTTCGATCGCCACAGCCCGACCCGCCCATCCATTTTCGGCCGCGCACCACCCACCGCCCTTTATTCGCGGTCTTTAGCGGTGCGTTGCGGTAAGAATCAGATGGGCTCGCGGCCATGCCGCGTCAGATACGCATTCACCGACGCGCGGGGAATGCGGTACTGCGCGCGGGGCCCGGAGCCACGCACATACGCGAGGTCACCGTTGAGGCACATCCGGCGGACCGTCTCGGCGGTGAAGCCGAGGACCGCGGCGACGTCGGGCACCCGCAGGATCTCGCCGAACTGGCGGCCCATCCGGCGGTTCGACCCGCCGTCTGCCAGGTACTTCTCCAGGTCCTCCTCGGACACCACGTAGCGCAGCTTGTCGCCGCGCTCCACGCTGGCCGGTAGCTGCCCGGAGCCGATGCGCCGGTACACCTGGTGCCGGGTCAGTCCGAGGCGTTCGACAACTTCGTCAATTCGCAACCATTGCGCCATGGTGCGGCACGCCCTTCTGCGAGCGGGGCTCGCGGCTCTTGTTGCGGTAGGGGTACGGCCCATACATAAGCAGAAGTCGGTCACGGAATCACGTGAGAGAGCATGAAAATCTTGGTCGGACAACGAATTTCCGGGGCCGTGCAGCGCCATACCGTTTCTGAGTGCAACGCAGATTGAGAGAACCATTCAGGAATGCTTTCGTGGGCGTCATGCAGCCCGAACCGTTACCCGGGACACACCTCGCCGAAGTGGATTGCGTCGACTGCTGGCGGCCCGTGCTGGCCATCCCGGAGCGCGTCGACATGGCGCGCTGCACCGGGTGCGGGCACGAGCACTACGGCACCGGCGGGTACCAGGCGCCGGCTCGGCCGCGTGCAGCCGCGTCCCGGCCGCGGGCGCGGCACGTGTCGCCGGTTGCTCAGCCGCAGGATCTACCGTGGACGGCGAGCTGCCCGCACTGCGAGTGGACATGGAAGATGCCCAGCGCGGAACACCTCGCACTGGTGGTGAGTAACCACATCAAGATCACCCACGACCCGAAGGGGTGGGCCTCCGGCGTACGCGGCGGGCTGCGCGGGCGGCGGCGCTACTGATGGGGCCGCCGGTGCTCCCGGTCGCTCATGGACAGCGGTACCCAGAAGGTCGACACGGCGAAGACGTAGTGCAGGACAGCCAGCCAGCGGTTGCCGCCCGTCACGTGCCAGGCGACCATCGCGGCGTTGAACAGCCCGCCGAGCACACACCAGCGCCGCGACCGGGCGTCAGGCACGGTCGTCGTGACCCATGACGGCGCGGAACCAGCGCAACGCCCGCCGGTTGTACCGGTATCGCCGCGTCAGACTCACCGTCATGATCAGGTTGAGGGCACCGGCGAGCAGGTACACCGCGCCGACCTTGGCCGGCAGGACCGCCAGGCCGAACCCGATCACGAACGACCCGACGAGCGCGCACACCACCGCGAGGCACAGCAGCGTCGGCTGGATCCGGTCGAGGGCGCGGCGACTCATGTCAGCCCCCACGCGACGCCGCCACGGTAGGCACCGCGCCGGGGCGGCACGTACGGCACGACGGAACGGCGCAGGCGCTGCGCGGCGGCTACGGCGGCCACGACCCGGGCGTGCCCGTGCATCGCGGCCGGGCGGGTGGCGTAGCGCCACGTGTTCACCCCCATGCAGTCGCCCGCGAAGATCATCGTCTCCCAGATGATCGGCGGCCCGCCGTGCCGGCCGAACGAGTGGTCCAGACCCAGGTACGTCGTGGACACCCAGATCTCGCAGCCCGAGCGGTAGAACGGCCGAGACACCCGGCGGTTACGGGGGTCGGACCTGTGGCGGTGGTACGTCGCGGCCTGCTCCAGGTGGCTGCCGGTGATCGGCAGACCCTCGGGGTCGTACCACATCGGCGAGCCGGACACGAAGTCGAACGGCTCCTCCGGCTGCGGGCGCACGAACAGCACCTCGTCGTCCAGCCAGCGCGGCAGGTCCAGATCCAGGTCTTCCAGGTCGGGCACCGCGACGACCTTCGGCTCCACGCCGCCGTACATCTCCCGGCGGATCCGGCGCATGGCGCGCGCCGCGTCGGCCAACTCCGACAGTCGCTGCGGCATGTCCGTCATTGTGTTGCCTCCTGCGCCGTCTGCCAGCAGCGGTGCAGATCGCAGTCCTTCGCGACCCACCAGTGATCTCTGACCGGCGGGAGTGAGCCGCCGAGGTTATGTTCCACCGGGCAGATGCAGCCGGCGCGCACGGCGTCGGGACTACCCGGTGGGGGTCCGTACGGGTGTTCCAGATATGGGGGCAGCATGGGATCTCCGCTCCTGGTGAACGGTCCGGCGTGGTCCGGCGCGACTCGGGTGCGACCAAGCACCAACCACGCGCCATGTTGCGGTGAGCACATCGTTACCGTCAGGCAGCATACAATCGGACACGGGGGACGCCAAGGCCAAGGGGGGGATGATCAGGACGTCGAGATACGTCTGAGCATTGGTTTTGGGCACAAAAAAAGAGCGGCGGTCACCCACACCCGTGAC